TTGTTTTTTCCTCTAACTAAAAATACAACTACAGGTTTTCCATTTTCTTTATACATTTTTTCAAATACTTTAACATGACCTAATGTAAAAGGTTGGAATCTACCAACAAACATATTAACCTTTTTCTTACCTTGTTCTTTATGAGGAACTTTTAAAGCTTCATTAAGTGGAGCAGTTGCAGTTCTTACTCTATGACCATAAGGAGATAAGGAATATCTCTTAATCCCAGTCTCATCTTCACTGATATTAAATAATCCTACATTTCTTTTAAGCCATCTTTTGTGAGCCTTTATTTCAGATAAGATATTGTTAACCTCATCTTCAGTTAAATGTCCATCAGCAACAGCATCTAAAATAGCAGAACGAACTCTAGCAGCAGTAGATACATTTTTAGCTGGATGCTTTTCAGTATATCTCCTCTTAACAGTAACTCTTTTTTCTGTTATAAAATCTTGTATGTTTTTTAGATTATCCATGTACACTTTTTTTATTTATTCACTCTTATTAAATTAATATTAAGAACCACCTATCCACTTATTTTTACCTGGGCATTTTTTAACAAAGGCCGCGTTTTTATTAGTAGGTCTACCCGTATCAGTAAAATCAGGCGTTGATTGATATGACATACATGCAAGTGATTCTATACCGTTAGTTTCTTCTCTAACTACTTTTTCTTTTCTTCTATATCTTTTTTCAGTTCCAGCTTTATTTGTTTCTGGTGTACCGTCAGGATTAAGAACGACTATAGGATTACCATTAGCATCTTTTATAATATTAGGATCTTTTTTAGCCTCTTCCTCTGACATTAAAGATTTACTACGACTTTCAACTGGTTCTATATCTCTTGATATATTAGTAAAATTTTGTGACATCTGTTGTTTATTATTAATTTCAGCCATTAGATATCCATTTATATCTCGTGCATGAAACCTTTTAATCAATAATTCTTTTGCCTGTTCATCTGTTAATTCAATAGGAGGTTTCATTTTAGCATATTTTTCCTTTACTCCTTGAACTCTTATAGGCTTTGCCCTCTTCTCGTATTTTTTCATTTGTGCATCATATCCCTTAGAACCTTTAACTAAGCCTCTTTTTTCTAAGACATCAGATACTCCATATCTTTCAGCTAATTTTAAACCATCTTCCATTGACTTTTCTAGAGTTGGGAATTTGTCATCTTTATCAGGTGCCTCTGGTGAATTCCAAATTTTATTATATCCGTCTTCTGTTAATTCAGTTAGGTCTTTTTTAATTTCTTCACCTTTAATAACCTTACCGTCTTTATCTGTATAGTCTGCGTAAGTAGTACCTTCTATTTTTGCACCTGAAGAACTTGCACCACCTTTACCTTCTTTAATTGAAGTGGCACCGCCTGAAACAGACATTAGTTGTACATATTCATTTATTTGCTCTGGTGTAGCATCAGCAGGTAATTCAGCAGAATCAAATGTTATTAAATCAGCTACTTTAAAATTAGCAGATGATGGGGATACAACAGATCTGCCGTTAGCTAAACCTTCTGCCATTAAAAGAGTCTCTTGTAAAAATGGACCCCCATAAGTACCTTGTGGATCATTTTTCAGTTCTATAAGTAAATTATCACCAGACTTTATAAATTCTTCTTTTGATATTTTTCCGCTAGAAAAATCTTCACCAGCCTTTTTATAATCATCTAATCCTTTTTGTAACTGAGGGCTCTTTTCATAACCAGGTGGATTAGAAAGAAGATCATCTATTCTATCAGTCATATTTTTTGCAATTATACCTACTCCTTCCTTTTTCCCTTCCTTTGTAAATAAGTTAACTTCGCTGCCATCCTCTCTAATAATAGGAGCAATTGTTAATTTACCAGATCTAATAGATTTTAGTTTATTATTATTCTGTACTCTAAATTCTTGATTAATCTCCATTAGATTATTTACTTCTTCATCTGTTCTTGTTGGGTCTGCTTTTTTAAATTTTTCTATTAAATCAGTTTTTTGTTTGTCAGTAAGAGGTGGAGTTTCTTTTATCACCAAACCATCTTTACCGCCTAATTGAACACCCGGTGCTTCATAATCATCATCACCAGGTTTACCTTTACCTTCAATCTCTACAGTTTCTATTTTAGTTGGTTTTGCAGGTTTTCCGTTTTCGTCAACATGAATAGCATTAGGTGCCACACTTGCCCCTGACATTCTTTTAGCAGAAGCATTTAAAGGAAATTCAATACCTAGTCTTTCGGCTTCATCAAGAAGATTTTCCTGAAACTTACTTTTATCTCCACCTATAGTACCTTTATCTGGTAAACCAGTTTGTTTATTAATACCGTCTTTATCCGCATCCGTTGGTTGTCCTAAATAAATTTTATTTGTTTTTGTACCGGTGGCATTTCTATTAATACCAGCATCTTTTATTAGATTCTCTATTGCTTTCTTTTTATCTGCATCGGTTTCAGCAGTTTCATAATCATTTAATGATTTAGCTACCTTCTCTGCCTCTTTTCTTTGTTTAGGATCTTTTATTTTTTTTATTTTTTCAGCTAATTTAAATGTGCTAGGCGATTTCTTTTTATCAATTTTAGAAATATCAAAATCTTCAGTTTTCTCAGTAGGTTCTTTATCAACATCCTCTCTTCCGGTTTTTATCCACGATTGAGTCTGTTCTTTAGACTTAAATGTTTTTCTATCACCGTTAGCATCCTGCCCTCTAAACCCTGTTGAGGTTTTCCAAATTTCACCACTCTTTCTATTATCTTCTACAATAACTTTACCTAAATTAATAAAGTTGTTATAGTCTAAAACTTTATCTTCAATTAATAGTTCTTCAGCATTAGGCAAAAGAGATTCATTAGTAGATTTAATTTTTAAGTAATCATCAAAAGTTTTAAATTTACCATCATCTTTTGTTTGAATTACATCAGTTACTTTATCTACCATTTTATTAAAATCTTCAATAACAGATGGCGTCATAATATTACCAGCATTCTTTCTTTTCTTTTTTAAAGAACCTAGTATTATTTTAAATAAGTCTTTTAGCTTAGGATTACTATTAAGGATATCTTTAGTTCTTTGGCTTGGTATTAATTCTACATTTAAATCAAATTCTTTACCTTTAGCAAACTCAGCTTTTTCAATATCAATCTTTGCAATATCTTTTCCTCTTTTAGTTACATAGTCATTAAATATATTTGAAACCAATTCTACGTATCTCATATCTTCACCATCCCCTAAAATCTCATGCTTCTTAATCCCTCTTTCTTCTATGAATGCTAAAAGATCCAATAAAATAATTTCATTAATATCAGCAGGAGCCTTTTTCATATCTATAGGCTCCTTTTCTTTCATTAAATTAATTGTATAAGGATCTATTAACTTAGCAGCAATAACTTGTTTAGTACCAGATTTATAAAATTTAAATACAATAGATTCTATAGGCTTCTTAAGATCATTTTGTAAAGTAGTTGATTGAATATTAGGATTTAAAATTCTAAGTAAATATTCAGCAAATGAATTAGTGCTAAAAATCTCAGCATGATCTTCTTTTGGTGTTTCTAAAAATTCTTTAATCTTTTTCTTTTGATCTTCTGTCAAATAACCTTTAAATAATGGAAGCAGTGGAGTAACACCTAATGCATTTGCCCAGTCTCTAATTACTCTAGGATCTTCTATAACCTTTGTAACTTTACCGGCTGGTGTCATTACTTTAATATGAGTAAGCACTAAATTATTTTTAGGTAGCCTATCATAAGTAATAATACCAGGATTAGTATTTACGAAATATTGAAAACAGAACTTCCAATTCTCAGGAATAGAAGAAAGGTTTTTACTAGTTACAGATTTTATAAAATTAATAGGCTTTTCATAATAAACCATTATAGTCCTATCAATTAAATTAATAGGCTTTTGGTTTCCACCTTTATAAAAAGTAATTCCTTCGCCGTCTTTTTTAAATGAAAATGAAGAACCTGATAGTTTTTCGGATACTACAAGATAGTCCTTAAAAAGATCTTCTATTAATTGTTGGCCTGCATCTTTATAAATTTGAGTTAACTCTTTCATTTGCTTATTTTATATTGTCAATTTATATATTCTTTGATTAAATAGCTATATAAAAAAAGGATAGTATATACCTATCCTTTATCATACTCTGTACTAATCAGAGTATATACAAATACCGTAAATGTTATCTCTTAATACAGGTGAACTATATAAGTGTATCTTCTATTTTACCTACCGAACTTAATGATACCTAATAGTTGATTAATTGCAGCAAATGTACCAGTAAGTTTATAAATCTTTCCCTTGTATTTAAATACTATTCCTTCAGTTGGAAATATAGATTCTATTCCACCAATTCTATCAAGCCTTGCTAGTTCAGCTTCTACCTTTCTTACTTGGTCAGCACCACCAGTCTTTTTAATTTTACTTCCTGCTGTTTGTATTTGAGCTCTTAGTCTTTGTGCTTCATCGGATGGATTAGCTGCTAAAAAGTCAGATGCATTTTTGAGAATCACAGATCCTAATTCTAAGAACAGATCTTCAAAAGGTCTAATGTTTTCTTTATACTTTTTAGCAACATCTTCTTTGTCAAACTTTTTAACCATCGCAGCTTCTTTAGGTCCAATTTGTTTAGCAAGAGATCTCATATTTAAACTCTTCTTATCGCCATACGCCCATCTCTTAAGTAAACCTTCTTTTACATCTTGAGATAATGCAGGGAATTGTTTATCAATTAATTCTCGCCACCACATTTCGTGATATTTAGCAACTTCATCACTATCAGTTAAACCATATCTTTTTTCTAAAGCGTTGACTTGATTTATAAATCTTTTCTTGTTTGTGGTAAAATCTAAATCTTTTTGTAATTTAATAACTCTAGGTGGAATTATTTTAAAAGTTTTACCAATATCTGATTGTACCTTTTTAAGTATATTTGCAATTTCTTTTGCAGGTTTATTATTAGTACCTGTAATATTACCATTACCATCCGTTTCCTTTATACCATGAAATTGAATAACATCTGTATCATAATGGATAACATTAGGGTTTTGTGAATAGATTAACTCCATGTTCATAAAGTCTTTTCCATTCTTAAAATATTTTTCTTGGTCAGCTGGAGAAAGAGCCATTAGCAACCTAGCTAAATCCTGTGCAGCAAATTGAAAAGTATCTTGTACTAATTTACTAGGATGCCCTTCAAATTTATTCTTAAATTCAGAAAGAGTCATTGGATTCTTTAACTCTGTTTTGTTTCTTGCAAATTTAACTTCACCGTCTTGGATAGTAGCAAATGCATTTTGGCCATCGGTCTTTTCAGTAGCATCTTCTTCAAAGTTTAATTCACCTCTAAGACCAGCATCTATCATTGCCTTAAAATCACCAAAGGTTAAATCTTTATCGTCAAATGGATGGGCCATGTGACCAGCGGCACCTCCTTCAAAAAGAAATGGCTGGCTTTTGTCGGCCAGCCATTGTTCAAACAATTTTATATGTTTCATGTTTATGTTTATTTAAGGTTTCCTCTAGAATCAACCGCAGCGTATGCATAACCATTTTCTCCATTAATATCTTGAAGTATAATTACTTTTACATCGCCTAGCATTCCTTTATAAGCAGCTGTGTATGGTGATGGATCCATTCCTTTCCCTCTATCATTACCAAGAAGGTTGGAACCTTTCATTTGAGGTTCAATAACATCATACAGTTCATCATCATCATTAGTAGTTGAAACCATTCCCATATCAGAAATAGATCTTACTCCTAAATATTTTAAAGCTGGTTGGTAATTTTTATTAATATCCGCTACTGTCATTCCATCAAGATCAATATTACCTGTAATATCTTTGAGGGAGTCATAAGGACCGCCTTCAACCCATGATGGTAATTCAGCTTCATTTAAGTTTTCATTTACGAAATCCGCAAACTTTTTTATATTACTCATATCTTTAGTTTTTATTTGCTACTTTTTATAAAATCCTTTACCTCATCAATATCAGATTTAATTTTATCTAAGTCAGCTTGAGCTTCTTCTAACTCTTCTTCCTTTTCTTCTAATTGTTCTTTAGCCATTTCAGCCATGTCTTCATCACCATCAGAAATATCACTTTTTAAATCTGCTATCTCGGATCTAATATCTTTCATCTCATCAGCTTTTTCAGAATAGTCATCTTGAAGTTCTTTTAATTCAGCCTGAGCTTCTTTCATCTCATCAGATCCACTATCATCAGATCCACCTTTTAGTTGATCTTCTTTTGCTTTAACCTTTTTATACATAGGGTTGTCAGGATCTCCTAAAATTGTCTTAACAGTAACTTCTCTACCAGATTTAGGATTCTTAATCTTAGTGTTATAAAATTTATCTAAATCGGATTCTAATAAAAATTGCTCAAATAATTTAATATGTTTCATTTTCTTGTTTGTTTATTTATAATTATTATGATCCCATAGTAGATTGTAAAGCTCCGACCATTGCGCCGTAATCTTCACCATACTTCTTAAGTAATCCTTCAGCAGTTTCAGTTGCTTTAGTTTCGTCAAAATCATCTCCGAATGCATCTTTTAGAATTGCCATTGCATATTCTTTAAATTCATCTGCAGATTTAATTTCTTTTTCAGTAATCTTAGCTTCTCCAACTAATGCTTCACCTTTTGCTTCAGGTTGTACTTTTACTTTACCCATATTCATTACATCACCAGCAATACCTGCGGCAGATTCAGAACCGTCTCCCATTTCTGCAGGAACTTCAGTAGCATCCTTAAGATCATCAGCTTCACCTTTTACTTCGGTTGTAATATTTTGATCTTTAGTAACTAATTCTTCTCCTTTTGATTCAGGTTGTACTTTTACTTTACCCATATCCATTATATCACCAGCAATACCAGCAGCGGTTTCAGAACCGTCGCCTTTTTCTGCAGGAATAGCAAGACCATCATCGCCTGCTTCTTCATCAGCAACCTCATCACCTGTAACTTTAGTAATTACTTCACCAACACCTTCTTCTACAGCTTCTTCTTCCTCAGCTTCTATTTCTTCTTCATCTACTTCTTCATCATTGTAAGATTCTGTTACAAAATTTGAAAAAGACATAATTCTTGATTCAGCTTTCTTTTCTTCTTCCTCATCATATTCAACATCTTTCTTTAATGCATCAATCTCGGAGTCATCAGATTTTACAGCTCCTTTATAATGGTCAGCCTTTTCTTTGTCATCTTCAGAATCAACTTTCTTATCACCTTTATCTTCTAGCTCATCACCTTCCTTTTCATCATCCATACCTTCAGCTTCATCATCTTCACCAATAGCATCCGCAGATGCAACAACAACAGAATAGTCTTCAGGCTCTTCAGCATCATCAGCATATTTCACGTTCTTATTTACAGTAACTTCCTTTTCTTTAATGAAATCCTCAAAAGCCATAATTCTTTTAGTAGCAGCTGGAGTTTCTTCTTCTTCAGCAGCAACATCAACGCCGTCATTATCTTCAACTTCATCAGCCTCAGCAGGAACCTCATCAGTAATTTCAGGATCATCAGATATCTTATCGCCTGCCTTGTCTTCCAAATCCTTAGGTTCTCCCTTAGCGGATACTTCAGCTTCAATATCATCAGATGCATCTTCTTCTACATCATCAGTTTCAGCAACTTCACCAGCGGCTCCAGTTTCTTTATCTTCTTCCTTTTCACCTTCATCACCTTCTAATGATTTAGGTTCTCCTTTTTTATTAACATCATCAGCTATATCCTCGGCTCTATCTTCTTCTAAATCTTCTTCAGATATATCTTGTTTTGGAGAAACATCTTTTAGTAAACCTTCTAATTTACTTAATAGATTTTTTTCTTTCTTTAATTCTTCTACACTTTCGTAACCCATCTTTTTTACTAGATCCATTACGGCATCATGATTAGCGTCTACCGATTCATTAATTGAACCATCGGCTTTAGACATCATTGAAAACTTTTTAATTGGTTTCATTCTATTTTATCTTTTTTTGATTCTTTTTTTATATATCCATCTCTCATGAGAAAGATATTATATTAGTATCTAACATTTTGTACCTCGAATGGAAATTTTTCTTCTTTATAAATTTTCCTTCTTTCCATACCATGCCTGTAAATATAATTTACCCAATCATGATCATCTACTTTATATCTAAAATCATCAATAAAATCATATATCTTTACAACATCTTTGGCTTCATGTTTTCTTAGACCTCTACCAATTGATTGTCTAATAATTACTTCAGACTTAAATGATTCAGTAAAAAATATGTTATGTATATTTTTAATAGATATACCAGTTGAAAAAGTACCGTATGATGCTACAATAATAACATCATCATTCTTTTCCATTCTCTTTTTAAACTCCTCTCTAAAATCAGACTTAACAGAGCCATCTACATAATAAACCTTTTTGTCTGTTATTGTTCTAAGTTTTTTGTAGATCTTTTCACCGTATGCAATTTTATGAAATAATATTAAAGAATTAGATTTTGATTTTTTAATTACTTGACAAATAAAATCTAGTCTCTTTTCACTTTCATTAATAAAGTTCTGTTCTAAACTAAATAGCTTTTGTCTATCATACGGGTTTTTAGATAATGATGAGAATGCTTCTTTTTGTGCATCGGTTGCATATTCCATGTGGATCTGTAATACTTTACATTTTGCAATATGGCCTTCTTCTTGTAAATGAGCAGCCTTTACTTGTGTTACTAATGGGCCCATTGCCGACATTAAACTAAGTCTATTTACAGTCCCTCGTTTAGGAATAGTTCCACTTAAACCAAATCTATAATCACAGTGCCAGCATTTATCCATTATCTTCTGAATTGAATTTGCTTTTGCTTTATGAGTTTCATCAACAAAGACTGCGTCAAATTGACTAAAATATTCTTCATCCTTTTTAGTTAAAGATTGATAAGTACCTATAACTATGTTAGAACTCTTTCGTAATTTTACACCTGCATAAATCTGTTGAATCTTAATAGGTACTCTTCCTTTATTGTATTCTTCAAAATCTCCGCTTGCTTGAACTACTAAACTTACATTAGGTACAATCATTAGGATTTTCTTTTTACCTAATTGCTCCATCATATAAGCAACCACCATAAAAGAAATTAAAGTTTTACCTGCAGACGTTGCTAATTCAGCCAAACACCTTCTGTATTTTAAAATTTTGATTGCAGCATCAATCTGATAGTCTCTAGGTTTAATTTCAGAGTTGGCAAAAAATTCATCTGCCCATGTCTTAAAAGTTTCCTCATCTATTGAGGTATCAAAAATATCAGTAATTCCGTTTAGTGTAAATTGATAATCATACTCTTTGCATATATCAATCACTTCTTTCCATAAACCTGCTGGAATTTTATTTCTTTTAATAAATGAAATGTTACCATCCCATACCTTCTTCTTTACCAAAGGATGGAATCTCCACCCTTCTATTTTCTTAGTAAGGCTAGATTTTAATTGTTCATATTCCAATTCGGTACATGAATCAATTACTAAAAACTTTTTATTTTCTGAGAGAGATAGCTCCATTAAAATTCTTTATCATCTAAGTTTATTCTGTTTCTTATTGCAAATGCCATGTTATCTAATGTCTTAATACATTCATAGTAATAATCTATATGAGACTGTAGCATGTCAATCTGAGTTTTTAAAGAAGACAGATCGGCTTTTATAAATTGATGCTTTTCGCCATTCGTTAGTTTAACATCGTAATTAATTGAATACTCTCGGTACTGATTCTTATAGTACCTGTCCCAAGTAGCATTCCTTTTATATATTGTAGTTTTAAAATCAGTTACTTTATCTAATAAAATTTGCCTATATGATAACATTCTTACTTGACATTCAGCAAGTTCATTCATGCTTTTTAATTTAGAAACAAGATCTTTAATCTTTGTTTTCCAATCATCCCTATCTGAGCTTAATCTAATTTCTAATTGTTCGTTAGCTTCCTTTATTTGTGTATCATCAAATGCCATTAAAATATTCCTTTATCGTTATTAATCTTTTTGTAACTTTTTACTTTTGGTTGAAATTTCTTTTTAGGTTGAGGTAACGAAAAGTTACTTTTTACACTATCAGTTTCAATCTTTTTAAACTTAGTAAATAATTTAAGCTTTTTCTTAGACGTTTCTAAGTCATTATAAAAATCCTCGAACTGTTCAGCCACGAATTCATTATATTTTTTTATCATAAGAAAATTAAATCTAAATGATTGTTTGTAAAATATTTATCCAACTCATTTAAACAGCCAGTTCTATTTTTAAATTCATATTTAACTAGATCGTTTAAATCTTTTACCTTTTTCTTAGGTATACTAAAATCCTTTAAATATTTATCCCACATGAAAACCGTTTGCCCTTTCTTTAGCTTTTGGATCATTTTAGCTTTACCTTCATAATCATTATCAAACATATATCGCGCAGTTGGTATTTCATCAAAATCTAATATTTGTTTTTTAACACCGGTTAATCCTAATGTATTTGACATAAAGAAAGAATCTATAGGACCTTCAAATATTGTAAATGTTCTACCTAAATCAACGGTTAAGATACCGAATATCATTGAAATTTTATTTAAAGAATCAAGTTCATCTTCAGATACTTTTAGCGGTTTCTTTAACCTATCATATATTCTTTCTATATTCCATGTTTTGTATTTAGGACCACCTGTATTTTCTAAAGCTCTAACCTGAAACCCTATTATCTTACCTTTCTTATTTAGATTAAAAACATATAATTCTTTTCTTCTTGGATCATAACCGAATTTTTCTGTTTTATGATGGAGCAACCTACTCTTAAGATATGGGTATGCTCTGTATGTTAAAGAGTTAATAGGATATACATTAAACCCTAACGCAATTTCATCAAATGATAATGCTAATTTATTTGCAGTTTCAAATAAATGAAATTCTAAAGTTTCACCTAAAGAAAAGTTTTTTCGATTTTCTTTAATAAAATTAATTACATCTATACGGTCTTCGCCTTCGAAGTTTACATTATGATCTTTTAGAAATACATCTAAACTCTCATGAGCCGAACAATTGTAACAGTGGAATTGTAAATTTTTCCAATAAAGATTACCTCTTTTCTTTCTTACTGAATCTGTTGAATCACCGCAATAAGGGCATGCAAAATTTAGCCTTTCCTTACTTTCTAGCATCCTCCTTTTTTCTGGGTGAGAATGATTAAGGTGAAGAACTCGGACCACCTTATCGATGATCCGAGCTTTCATTTCAGAAGATATTAATACTTCTGTTCCCATATCATTAAAGATCTAATCCATTAATGAAATCATCAAAATCATCTCCCTTAGAAGAATCTTCAGTTTTGGTTGCAGTAGCTGTTGTAGTTGGTGCAGAGGTTTCAGTTACCTTAGCAGCCGCAGCTTTAGTTGCAGCCGGCGCAGCCGGTGCTTGTCTTGCAGTAACAGTATCAATAGAAGTTCCAGGATTACTAAATTGAGATAGTACACCCATTACTTTATTTCTCTGTTCATCTGTCCATGGTCTGTAGTCAAAGTTTCCTAAGTCTGGTGCATCCTTAATAAAATCAAGAATTGCAGTTCTTCCTGCATCATCAGACGTTACATCTTCGCCGCCAATCGACATCGGAGATCTACTTCCTTGGAATTTACATGAATCATAATTTGGATAACCACCTTTCTTTGAAATTACCAATTCAAAATTCTTTCCTTCGAATGGATCGAATACTTGTGTTGGTTCATCAAATTGTGGATTTAACTCCTCATCAATTTTAGTCTTGATCTTATAACCAAATTTCATTACTTTAATTTGACCTTCAAGATCTCTGTTTTGTGGATCTTTTACGATTTGTACTAATGCATAAAATACTTCTCTACGCTTAAGTCCTTCTGACATCTTTTTGTCTACAGCAGATTCAGAGTTTCTAAGTTTAAAGAACATGTCCTGTACAGCACATTTGTCTCCAACCGTTGAAGGTGAGTCTGCGTAAAAGCCGTTGCCATCTCTGTCTTCTAACCAGTAGACATATTTACGAACGAAAGGTTTGCGTGGATTTTTTACATTAGGTAGAAACCTAATTAGTGAACGGTAAGTACCGTCTGAACCTTGATCAGGTTTTGGTGTGTAAAGATCGCTTGTTGTTTGCGGTCTGTCTCCAGTGTCTAGGTCCTTGACGCTAACACTGAAAATGTCGAATTCATTTGCCATTTTAATTGCCTTTTTATTTTACTTTGTTATTAATTGTGGATATAACGCAGCTCTGCCTATTTTTAATTTGCCCGGGTATTGCCAATATACTTTGCCTTGTTATATGCCTGTTTATAAGTAACCGAATAATATCAGTTCCTTTGTTTATTATATATTCATATCTCTATTTAGTTTCAGTCTAAATAGAACTTTTTTATTGCATAATAGCGGTTACATCGTTTTCTCTAATGCTGAATATAGTATCGCCATTATATTTAAACTCTGTACCTGCTAAATCATGAAATAGTACTCGTGATCCTACTTTATAATCTGAATCCTCTATGTCATTACCTACAGATATGATTGTACCTGAGTATGGTGGAGCATACTGACCTTCGGTTTTTGGTACATATATACTACCAATTTTTTCTGGTAGTTCATCTTTTTTAATAAATATTCTATTTTTTATTGCTTTTATCATAATATTCTGAAACTAAGTTATAATTGCTATATATAAAATATAACTAATTAAAGAAAGAGAAGTATGTAATTACTAGACTTAAAGTATTTAGTGGTTTTCTATGTATTAAGTATTTAATGACCACCCTTTTTCTTTATTAGCATTTAATATGAAATATGAATCTACTAAGTCATCAATTGGTTTAGGGATCTTTTCTGTAAAGTCTTTACCTTGAGTCCATTTCCATAAATCTGTTTTCCTTAAATCTTTATCATTAAAAACGTCGTCTTGGAACGCCTTTACCATGTAATGTTTATTTGCATTACCTTTACCTGCTAATTTCTTAACATGGGAGGGTTGGTAAATTGAAATGTTTTCTACGCCCCAAGCATTAACAATTTCATTTCGTAAAAAGGTATTATACTGAACAATGTCAATAAATGAGTTTCCTTTTGAACCATAAGAGAATCCTTCTAATGCAATCTTATGGTTTTGAGTACCAAATAAGGTTATTAAAATATTTGAAATTAAATCAGCTATGTTTTGGCCGTCTGTGAGTTTTTCCCTTTCCCTAAGTAAAAAGTCTTTATCTTTTACTTGTCTATAATAAGGAAATCCTAATATTGATTTATCATCCATTAGTTCTTTATGGACCGAGAATGACTTTGGGATTTTTCTACCTTCTTCATCCCATATTCGATTACCGTAATTAAAGAATGTAATAAACGTGTATTTGCCTTTGCTATCCTGAGTACATGTACCTGGACTATTAAGAGAAAAATCTATACCTGTGTAAATCAATTATAATGAATTAAAGCTTCTTACCTAGTACTGCTCCTAATGCAGCACCAATTAATCGACTGGTTAGTAAATCATACAAGGCACCTTTTTGAATACCTAATACTTTCGCGATAGCCTTTCCTACAGATTTACCTAAAGCAAATCCAGTAAGTCCACCTAAAACAGATCCTAATATACCTTCGTTAATTATTTCCTCCATAATAACCTCTAAGTCTTTTCCGTTATTGTGCTCCTCCATAATTCTATCAACTGCATTATCAATTGCAGTTTCTTGCTCCTCGGTTAAATCATAAGATTCATTTAATAGATTTTGTATATCTATAGAATCATCATGATCTTCTGTAAGATAATCTTTGAATGTTTTCATTGCTTTTGTATTTGTTTATATATTAGGTTAGATTAATTTTAGTTTCTAAAGCGTTGTATGTAAAATTAATATCAAAGGTTTGGAATTCTATCGTATTACTCGAGAAGTTTAAATCTAATGCACTAACCCCAGTCATTATCATATCTTTTAGTTGACAAGTTACAAAGATGTTACCTTCTCCATCTATCATTTGCAATCCTATACCTTCAGGCACAAACGGATCTTTACCACTCTGCTTATAATAAAAATCAAAAACTTCTACAGCCATCCAATAATTTACCCAACCGTCAAAAGCCTGCATAGTTACAGTTAATTGTTTATCAAATAATTCTTGTGTAGGTAAACTAGTTCTAAATCTTCTAGTATTTCCAGGAAAGTCATTTTGTGTAACTGGATCAAAACTAGGCCCAGGTAGATTCATTGATTGTATTCCATAATTAAAATAATCAATAGGTTCTTTTATCATAGACCCAGGCATCCTATTTAAGTATGGTTTATACTTATCCGAAATTTCCTTAGGAATAAAGTTTCTAGGAAATTCAAATTTAAATTGATTATTTCTTGCACTTAATATCATATCTTAATTATCTTCTTCTAAATAGATTTCTTCTCTGACGACCTGCTAAATCTTTAATAGTTCTTATACTATCTATATCTTCTATTGGTCCTTGCCTTGTTGTAAATTCCTGGTTTAACTTGCTTGCCTGTTTAAAATACTTTTTAACCTTTTTATTGTTTGGCGCAGTTTTAGTCTTTTTAGTAATGGCTTGTATTTGTTGCCTTTTCTTTTTATTTTGCTCTGCTAATAATTGAGCATTCTTAGCTTCTTCTAATATAAGCTCGGATTGCGCATCACCTAACTGAGCCGAAAGCTCAGCTACCTGATCTGTTAGAGATAAATTTGAAGCCTCTAAAGCTTTTATTGTAGCAATTTGATCTTCATCTAAAGATAGCATTTCGGCTAACTCTCTGTTGAGCCTTTCTATTTCGCTCTGTAGTTTTGCCAATTCTTTAGCATACTGTAAAGATATTCTTTTTAATTTAGCTGTCATTGATTCTTCCGCAGCATCCTTTATTCCTAAAAATGTACCGGTGTATAAAACACTCTCATCACTAATACCATTTTCATCTACCATTCTCGTGGATATGTAAAAGTTATTGTTGTCTAAAGATAAAATCTTTTTAGAGCTTTCTTTATCAATTTTAAATAAAACCTGACCTTGTGAAAGATCAACTTCTTTTACCTTAGTCCAATTAGGAATTCTTATTTCATCGTTCTCTCCAATAAATACTAAATTTAATGTACCTACATTACTAAGGTCTATAGGTGTATCCGCTAAATCTCCATTTTGACCAGTCTCATCATATAAAGTAAAAATAATATAATCATCAAAAGGTGATATTCTTATTACACCATCGCCTTGTGGCAAAGGCTCAGCTGTAGGGTTTAAAGTTGTAAACTTAGTATAATATTCTTTCTCTTTTCGTGTTACTGATATTCCTGTGCTGATGCCTAATGGCGTAGCCGTTCTTCTAGGTCTATTAAAAAAAGATCTAGATTTACTTTCTGATTTATTCTCCTGTTCCATTGTCTGTTTCTGTTATTGTTTGTATTTTAGCTGGAGATATCGATGCCTTAACATTTAATCTATCTCTAAAAGAAGTAACATATTTAGTTTTTACTACCAACTGCTCGACAATTTGATCTGATGTTTGCCCAGGCTTGTCTATATTTCCATTTGTTACAATTATACTCGCGCCATCGTCAGGGGCTATCTTATTATATACATTTGCAACTGTTGGTACAACACCTAAATTTATTTTCATTAATCTTCTTCCGTATTTCTTAACATCAAACGAAGTCAGTTTAGCTTGTTTAATTATTTGAGTATTATCACCACGATTATAAATTCTCAGTAAATAGTTAATTGAAAAAGATGCGGCAACTGCGCTATTTAAAATAATTGGTCTAAATAATATAGGATCATCAAAGTTAGTAGTTTGCGTAAATACCTGCGTACTTGTTTTAACAAACGAAGTGTTTATTTGTTCACTTACATTAATTTCATGAAAGACTACCCAAGATGAACCTAGGCTAGCCATAAAGTTAGAAAATGTAGATCCTGTAACTTCACCAGTTAATTCAAAATAATCTCCACCGTCTGATTGAGTTACACTTGCATATAAGTTATCATAAATATCTCTATTAGGTAAAGTTACCGAATTAATTTCCTCAACATTGTAATAATCATAACCGTTATCAATTATAGTTTCATATATACCTGTTGCCTTAAATGTTATAGTTGGAGTACTTAAGAATCCTTGCCCTTCGGTTAATTTAAATCCTAGACCATTTGCAACAGCAGGATTAAAACTATTATTCATAAAATAAAGAGAAGGTATTCTCCACTCTATATATGATGCATATAAGTTATCATTAATAAGTACCGGGTCAGGATTAAATACTGGCGTATCATTCTTTAAAAAATTTATCGATGATAAGTTTAAAAGTAAACCATCCCTACGAGGAGCTAATGCTTCAAAAATAATACCGTCATATCCTGTGAATGAAAACCCTGAAATAAAATGTATTCTTATTTTATCATATTCAATGTTTAACTCTGGCGAGAATGTTTGCAATAAATTAGCAGAGTCAGTTAGCTTCGGGTCAAAATCATTATAAGGTACACCTATGTCAGTATCTAAATAAGCATATTGAGTCTTATTCTTACTTATAGAGGCAGCAGATATATCTCGGTAATTACCCATTTCGCTTGAGACGTTTTCTGTGTTAAAAAGATAGCTGCCACCAGTATACTCATCTCTCATTATCTCTATTTGATGAGTTGCTGTGTTAAATTCGGTAGGATCTGATTGACTAGTGTATATGTACTCTAGCAATATTCCATCCGATAATTGTATAAACTTTGATGATTCCATTCTTTTTATTTATTTACCACTGTAAAAATTTTGGTGTATAATTTAAACCTATTCCTACATAAGGCGCAAACCCATTACCGCTAAATCCCATTCCTAATTGTAATCCTAGCCCTAAGGTTTTTCTGTTTTGATATTGTAAACTTTTAAATGCATTACTATTCTGGTCAATTAAAATACCTTCGGCACTATTAAAAGTTGTACCAGGATAATCAGTTAAAAGGTTTACAAATAATTCTTTAGTTATAACATCTCTTGTTAATGAAGCAGATAGAAATATGTTTTGTTTTAAATCAATATTAGCGCTTCCAAAATTTAAAGTACTATCTAAAGTTTGGTAAGGTACAAAAACATTTATGTCTCTAAAACTTTTCCCCCATGTTTCTTTATCTGAAATTGTTAATGCAGAATTAAAATTATTAAAAAGTGTATCAACAATAGTCACAGGTACTTCTACGATAACTTCCTTTATTACCGTTTCTGTTTTAATAACCGTTACTGGCGGCTTTCCCTTTTCAAATTCTAATTTGCCTTCAATTTCTTCTAATGTTAAATTAAGGGCTCTTATTTCGGCAACTGCATTTCCATTTTTATCAATATAGTTTTCAAGTGTATCTAAAGAAGCTTTCCAATTATTGCTAATCTTAGTGGCTTCACTCTTTGCTACTTCTGTTTGTTCACATTGCCTAAATAGTAAAATACATAACACTATAATACCACCTAATAAAAACATTCTTGTATTTTTAGGATCGGTAATAATTGCAATTATGTTTCTTAATATTATCATATGCCTTCTTCATAGATTTTCATTAACTTATATGGAGTAACATTGCTCTCTCCATATTTTTTAATTAAATCATCCATAAACTTTTTTTCTTTACCTTTCATAGAATCAAGTTCTTCAAAAAGACCATCACGTTTTTCAGCTAAACTCTGTATACTCTTTTGCATAAGGTCTATCGAAGTTTCAATTTCTTTATACCTATCTACAAATCCTGCTAATTCTTTTCTTTCTTTTTTTGTCATTTTTCTAGTTTAAAATATTAATAAATAAATGTATGTTGTTGTAATGTAACTCCTTTTACAACAAGACTACCAAGGTTATGAGCTCCTGCTACATTATTCCACCCTTTTTGTATAATCTTTCCACTCTGACTGCCATTACCACTATTATAAAAAGGGGTTGGTCCTTGGCCGCTAAACATAAATGTAAAAGTTTTCTGAGAGTGAGTAATTAGATAGTTGGCGCCTTGTTTTTCAATATCATCATCAGTTTCAACTTCAAGAACTCCTTGTTGAGCAGTATAATATGTTTGAGTGGTTCCAGTTCCTTCTTTCCAATATTGAGCAGATATAAAGGCTCGACCACCTTGATTAATGAAAGGATTAAATCCAGTTCCAGTTTGGGCACCTGGGACGTCGGATGCTCTAAACTCGGATGGTGCCCAATAAAGCTCAACTACAACAGTTTGACCATAAGCCATGAGCGAATTGTCAAAACTTAGTATAAATTCTGGGAAAAACACATTTTTACCACCATTTAATTTTGTAGACCAAAAATCATAAGTATTCGCATCTATTTCACTTGTGCTACCTATTTGAATTCTAATATAAGGTTTAGTAACTGGGATAATTACCGATATTGCAATAGGGCTTACATCTTGCCAATCTATAAAAGGATCATAATAATACTCTTGGATGTTATTCTCTCCGCCTAAAATTAATTTATTACTTATCTTAGTAACTTCTTTATCAACCCTAAACATTTCCGAAGCAGGATTCATATTATTACTTGCTCCAGTATCAAACTGTGTTGGTATCGTTTCCGTAGGCCCTTCATTTACAAATATCCCTACACTATCATCAACATTTGTAGCTTGATTATACTTAGGAATACCTATTACTACCTGCGAATATTGACCATCATTAAATTGCTGAAATTGTGTAGTTGGAATTGTTAAATAATCACCATTGCTTGGGTCACCAAATTGTTGGACAACTCTGTTCTGATTAGAAAAATTCGTATTATACCGTTGATATACACTAGGATCAGTAATTTGAGGTGTACTATCGGTAATTGACCATGATTGATAACTAACAAACTCTGTGTGTGGTATGCTAACACCAGATTCAGCGTATTTAAGATTTATCCTAGGAACGATAGTCCCTGGGGCGATGTTAAGCTGACCTAATCTTATTTCGCCTCTACCTTGAATGTTAATATCTGAATTAACACCTTCTCCTTTTATATTAACTTCTGCACCATCTTGCCTAGCGCGTAAATCAACCTTATTTGGTAAAACATTAATTAAAGATGGAAGTGCTGGATTTACTCCGCCTTTACCGATCAAAGAGATACCTTGATTGGACAATACATTTACTTCTCCATTCACACCTATGTTTTCTATAGTTATTATACCATCTTCTGACTGCAGAGCAATTGGACTAGCTCCACTGGCATTAGCTACTATATCAGTAGTTGATACCGTAAAGGCATTAGATCCTGCAGTCATACCGGCTTTAAAATTTGATCTTATCTTTAACTCATCATTTGATTGTATAACTATTTCACCTGCCTCGGCAAGAATCTTACCATCTAATACAGGGATTGAGCCAGGGACGGTTATATTTCCACCTACCTTTAAGTTTGCTTGTGCACCGGCACCAAGAACCTGTAAATCAAACTTAGCTTCTCCTGCACCATCTAACGGAGTAAAACTGTTTAATTCAATTTTAAAATCAGATGACCCAAATGAAGTATATGGATTTGTACCCATAGTACCACTAGTAAAGTTAAATCCTGTACCTGCTCTAAAATTTTGTCCTCTTTTGACCGTCTCATTAATAATTCCATAAGTATCAGCAATAGATAATGGAGAGGTTGATTGCTTAGGTACAGAAATAGCTAATATATCATCAGGTAATAAACTAATATTACTAAGTAGTGATAATTGATCTTGTGTATAATTTTCAAAACCGTCACCACCCATAAATCTAATAGCCTGGGCCCCACTATTTTTTTGGTGTACTAACATACTAGTATTTTCTGATGATAGTTGCCCAGCCATTACCGTAGATAATTGATATGCACCAGTTAAAGGTATGCCAGGGTAATCTGCGTCATCAGGTCCAGCAATACCTACCGCGAATGTAGGAACACCTTCATTACTAGCATTAATAGTAGTATCAGTTGCTGGAATAAGAGAAGGGTAAGAAACATTTTTTGCAGCTGCTGAATAGTTACTTATCCCTGGTATTGGGGCATAACCAAACTGAGACAATCCTACCGAAGATCCAGTACTACCTTGTGGTCCTTGTAAATTTATTAAAGTGTTAACCCACGGTCCTCCTGGTTGATAAACCCAAACATCACCATTACTCTGCAAGTAATAATCATTTGCTAATGGTGTTAATGTTGGTGGTGTTACAATAGGACTATCAGTCCCTTCGTACCATTCAGTACCTCTTTCCCCTCTCCCTCCAATAGGACCAGGTAAACCGGAAGGTCCTAGAGGTCCTATGGGACCACCACCATTCAATAATAGTTGATCAAAGTTAAAATTTATTTTATCAACTACTTGACTAACGGTATCAGAAGAAAGTAATTCTTGTATGGTTAATGCCATCGTATTTCTATTTTTTAATTATGGTAATACTAAAACCAAACGATTCAGTAAAACCACTCCTTTTGTTATATATTAGGCCGAGATCAAATTGATTTGTATTTAATAATTTTGATCCTATTGCATCGTTAATACTTAAACCGCTTGATAATTTTTCAGAATTAGTTAGAGATGCTGTGTTAAAGTTGTTTAATGCTCTTTGCCTAGTTGCATTAACATAAAAATCAACATTAGATACTTTATAAAGCTGTAAAATATTTTGTTTAATATATCTTTCTACATCATCATCTAAAGTCTTAATATCACCAAAGCTAAATTCTGGTTTAATATACTTTTTAAATTGCTCTTTTATAGGTTCAAATAAAAATTCAATTAATCTTTTTTGAATAAAGAGATAAAATTTAATAGATGTTTTATTTTCAGTTTTCATAAATGTCCCATCTATTAAAGAAGGTTGCTTAATTGCATCCTTAATAAATTCAGGAGAATATAAAAAAGTTTCAAGCTCTATTTGTTCTGGTACCTTTAAGTATTTAGATCCAAAGAATGATTTTCTTTCTGTCATTGCTTTTGTACCTATTATAGATTCAATTAAAGATTTATCAATACTCTTCCTAAAATAAGCAGGTTCCCAGTTAGAAGAAAATGTATAAAAATCTCTACTAGCAATTCCTACCTCATTAATAAGTGGGTATAAGCTTAAGAATGCACTATCCCTAGAAAGTTCTAATACTGTTGATGGATCCTCCTCGTTTACTTTATGATAAAACAAATTCTTTATTATCCCAAAGTTGTCTACATCACTACTATTAAACTGAGTATTTGAATATCTACATAATTCCATTACCTTAAATTTATATAGCTCATCGGTTATAGATCCACCAGTAGACCCAGTAACATTATCAAAATCAATTCCAATATAAGGATCTCTAAAATAAAAAATATCCAAGGCAGTAGGTTTATAGTACCCAGCATGTCTACCTATTGGAGTTACTCTAGGTTTTGTTTGTAGAGATAAATCATAACCGATAATATCAGTTAAATTAAATACGGTTGGTTTTGCAGGATCAGGTAATCTTCCAATATATACAGATTTTAAAATGTCTTCTTGTGCTCTTAATTCTATTGAAAACGTTTGGGCCATATTACCATCAGAATCTAAAACCCTATTACCTTCTTTATCTATAGTTTCATAAATAATATCAGGCGCGCCTTGATTAACATTTTTTAATATAGTAGCAAAACCTACATCAGATAGTCTTGATGTGTATGTATTAAATCCACCATTTACTGTAAAATAATCAGCAGCCTGTAAATCTATAATAGATGGTACAGAACCACCTGGTACAAATGGAACCCCATTGGCAGTAATAGTTTTTGCAAAAAATTGATTATTAGATACAACTCTTACTATTCCACCTATTTCATAAACAACATTATTAATTTCAAAACTAACCGGATTAAAATTACCATTACTACCAATAGTTATATCTCTTAAGAATCTAGGATTATTACCGTTAACATCATTTATACCTTGAACTAAATAAGCATTAACCGTAGGATTAAAACTAGTTCCAACAAATGATATTGCACCTTGTACTATACCTTCCTTGTAAAAATAATTACCTTCTTCTCCTGTGACTTCTGATTGTATCGGTTCACAACTGTTAAAAGATTGTGTATGAACTTTATAATCACTTTCATATGAATACAAAGTAGTTCTATCAATACTTTGGTTGCCATCATTTATACATTCATTATCTAAAGTTAAAAAAACCATCATTACAACAGTCTTCCATTTATCATTCTTAATAAACTTAATCTCGGTCTCAGGTTTATTTGGTGCATTCGGCACAAGTATAGTAGAAAATCTATAATCATTAAATCTGCCATCATTAACATATTTTAATGACCTCGCATTAAAGTTAGGTTTTGTGGCTATATCAGCTTTAGGTTTTGCTACTATTCTAACACCTCTTAAAAATGCTTCAGCAAAATTCTTTTCATCACCACCACTGAATCTACCGTATCTTAACTGCCTATCTATTAAATTTATTATACCTCCGGTTGTAAACTTATCAACAATAAAATAATCATTAAAATAATCTTTATTAATATCCTGGAATGTACCTGGGGTATACACAGTACCAGTTATAGGGTTGCTTTCTATTGTATCTGTTGGCGCTTTATCTATATAACTCCACGAAGACTTAATTGCTTCGTTATTAAAATAATAAGGAAACTCACTTAAGTAGTACCATTCATGTGTAAATCCTGTGGCATCTTGGCCGATAGTCCATTTAGACGGTGCAAAGTTATTGGTACCAAATGATTCATTTACATTTAAACTATATGGTAAGTTTCTTACGTTCTTACCATCATTAATCCATGACCACTTATTTATATAAGGAATTACTCTAGATGCGACTGCCTGTTGTTTTAAATAGTTTTCTTCTAACCTATCATATTCTGATTCAATAAAAGTATCAAAATCAACATCAGGATCTGCATTTTTTAATAAACCTATTAACTCAGAAAAACCGCCATCATCATAAAATCTTCTTATGTCAGGGTTTGCACTAACGTTAACATATTCACCATCTATTTCTTGGTTATAATGATCTACTTCATAATTAAGCTCCCCTAGTCTACTATACATAGTACTATAAAAGTCATAATCAAAATCTCTAACAGGAAATATTGAAAATCTACCAAAAGAAGGTCTATAGTCAGAATATAAAGCAACCTGCCCACTATTAGTAACAGTTATCTGATTATCATTTAATGTTATTATTACATATTCATCAATCTCATTATATCCTATGATATCACCAGTGCCATTTATAATAGGACTTTCTAAATATGGTACCCAATCACCGATAGTTGCCCACCCATCATTAGATTGGACATAATTACCAGGAATGAATCTATCTTGATCCCCGTTTGCAACCTTAAGTAAAGAATTAGTAACATCATTACCCCCAACAAAATATTTGTTAGAATCTAATAATGAAGTTTCTGGATAAGTTGTTATATTATTTACCTCTGTTGGATACTCTATATAATTAATTTTGAAATTAAGCCTGTTAAATCTACTACCGCTAAATCTTGATTGAACATATACAGTATCATTATTATAAGAAGCCTCAAAGAATCTTTTTTCTATAGGTATTCCTTCATTAATTGCAGAAGTTAACGCTTTTGCTATTTCTTGGACAGTTCCGTTAGGGCAAAAGAACTGAAAGGTGTTTGATCCTGGTATAGGTGCCTCTATATTTGTAGCAGCTACTTCACCTACTAAATCAAAACCATCATAAAAAGTAATTTTTAAACCATTAGTTAATTCATTATTGATTTTAAATGAACTTATTGCTTTACCCTTTCTTTCTATTATGCTTGCATTTGTAAATGTATCAGGTTCTTTAAAGCCAGTAAGAGTTGATATGTCAATTTTAGTATCAAAAAGTCTTATTTGGTTATTACCCCAAATAGAACCTTTCTTAACAGTATGAAAATTGTTATTTTTATCTTTAACATAAAAAATAGACTCCACTTCATTTACTCTACTTGGCGTAGGTACTCCTGTGATAGCTGTTGTTTTTGCAGGATCAAGATACAATAAAACTCCACTAGTGTTAGTAATTTCAAAAGGTTTGTTTAATTGCTCAGATACTTCATTAATAGTAGTAATGTTAGGCAATTGAGTTTTTTCGGTGTTTCTATAAAACCCTTCCCCTGATATATCAAATAAACCTTCCTCGACTTCATTTACGTATAAACCAAAATATCTATTAATTGAATAAGGATCCGCACCTTCATCAGTAAATAAAAATTCCATATTAATTAAATTTGCTAATAGCACGTTATTACGCTGAAACCCTTCAGTAAAAAAGAATTCGTTTTCTATTATAGTGGCATCTTTAGCTATTATGTCATCATATGAAAAACTTCCTGATTGTGTAAAACCCCCTTTACGATAATTAATACCATTCCATTGAATAGGTTCATCTCTCCTCCATGAAATATTAAGTGGGACCTCAGGAAATGATTCTTGGTTTCTATAATTTCTAATATAGGAACCTAGCAAGCTATTATCAGTTAAATCAAAAGTTTTAATTGCAGTACAGTTTTCCAAAACATTTTTAGAAAATGCTTGTGAAGTTTGTGCATCTAGGTAATTTTCATTCTGTAATGTTTCATTTATATTATTTACAGCAGCAGGATTATCTATTCTAAATATAACAAAGTTACTTGGCATTTGTTCGTTTAGCCAAAGCGGTGCCAACATACCTAGTTCTTCTGAATATGCGTTTGATGCAATTGATCTGGTACCTGCAGAGTAAAACATTTCAAACTGGTTTTGGTACTGTGAAAGGACAGAAACATCTTGGAATTCTTGAAAAACTTCATATGCCAGTTTTGGTGGGAACCTACCTCCTTGGAAAAATTTCCAAACGTCTCTATCATAGGTATCTTCCCCACTTATTTTAAATGCTTTAAATGTAGAAGAAGATAGCTCAGTATTTGCACTAAATGATTCTAGGTATAAATCTAAACCATTACTAACAAGTTTAACATTACCTGTTAATTTAGGGTTAGTCCTAACTATACTATAAGAAGCTTTATCGAAAAGTTTTTCGGTCATTTAATTTTCACTTTTTTTATTTATTCACCAAACGGTTAGTGAAAATTAAAAATCAACAGTTATCAAAGTACATTACCGTTAAAATTGTTGTCTTCGGTGAAAATGCCTTTAAACACACCTCGGTTAGACCCTGTTCCTCCGCCGCCTCTTACAATATCATTTACCCTGGTTGATGTAACCGAAGGGCTAAGCTTTGTTAGAACTTTTTCAAGATCATTAAGACTTTTTGTAACCGTCTTACTAGGTATTACATCTATATTCAGATTGTTAGTTCTATATTTTGCAAAAACTTCAATATCATATTGAAAAGGGTCAGCATTATTAGGCCATATATCAAATCCAATTTTTTTAGAATATGTTATATTTGTAGTTGCTCCACTGTTATCACCACCAATATTTCCTATACCACCATCAGCTCCACTTCCGGCCCCAAAATAATCAGTCATCCTATATTGAAATACCATAGGAACATTAATCGAATTCTGTTGACCAAACTGTACTACGGTAGCCGATTGAGAAGAATCTCCGCCTACTTGAATACTTTGATGATCATCAGTAGACATAAACAAATAAGATCCACAGCTTTCTTTACCTAGGGTATATTGGTCAAAAGTTTCAAAAGAATTTTTTACATTTCTACTATATCCTGCGCCATCATTAACTACATTAGGATCTGCTGCGTCACTTAAAGGTGCAATTGCAGATATAGTAGGGCTAACTTGTAAAGTTTGACCAGTTGTAAAAGTTTGACCTGCAAATGTACCACTTATAGCTAACTCTCTTAACTGTATAGCGTTTTCATTTAAATAAATTGCTTGTTGTTTACCTAATAATTCAGTTGATGATAAAGGGGAAAATTTAGATTGTCTAAACAAAATATTTGCAGTACCGTTTCCTGCCGTTGTGCAATCTATGTTACCGGATAAACCGTTTGGTAGCGTAGCAGTATCACCAGTCATTGATTCATAGGCTGATTTAAATGCAGCGTAGCTTCTAACCCACGGGTGAGTGATTTGAACTTCTAATGTATTATCCCCAAGTGATAATGTATAATTACCTGCGGTAGTAGGATTACCAGATCCATCAAAACCTCCACCCCAAATAAATTCACCAGGATTAGAACTGGCAGTATCAGCATCTCTCCCATAGAAATTCTCGCAGGTATCTAAATTAAATGTATATTCATCTATAGGATTTATATAGCTATAAAAATTGTTCTCAGAAGAAACATCACTAAATCTACTACTAATGTATTGGTTTTTATTTTGTGTTGATTGAAATGGTGCTAACGAAGTAACTTGGCCAAAATTATCCCTAGCATTAATAGTAGGATTAGTTAAAAGCAAAGGTGTTAAATCATATTTTCTTGTTGTATTATAATCAGCATCATCTGCCGTATATGTAGGTCTACTATTACTCTGATTTGTTGCGCTGTTATCTAGCCATGAATATGTAGCAGGCAGTATAGTAGTACCGTTCAATGCCTCAGCAATAGCATATCCAGGATTCTCTGATTGTTTAACCATTCTTTCTCTATTACCGGCTATCCTTGATACTAATCTTAATCCAGACTGTTCACTGTTTGCTAAGTTTATAAAGAATGTTTTAGATATAATAGCACCTCTAGGATCATCAAGATTAGTTACTTCACTAGAATAAAAACCAGCAAATATTTTTGTAACCGAGTTTCTTTTTAGGTTAGTGACATTACCTTGATCATCTATTATTGTTACAACCAATTCTCCTTTAGCATTTGCAAGTATTTCAGCAAATAAATCTAATTGATTCTGCATCTGTGTTAACTTTGTAAACAAATCAATAGGTGTTTGATTTTCTGATAAAAATCCTGATGCAATTACTGGACTAGAATGAGCAAAATAAGTTTCATTTGCAGTAAAAGAACTACTTAGATGTTGTTGAACACCTAACTCGTTTAAATCCTCTTCTAGCGCAACCTTTGCTATGTCTTGTTGGTTTTGATTAATTATAGCTTCAGTAGCATTATCAGAACTAAGATCCGGTGGGAATGGTATTATGATAGCATCAGACCAATCACTTTCTAATGGATTACTTGGCCACCCAGCTTCACTAATAGATTTTACCTGAACCTCAACTTGCTCACCTTTTCTTAAAGGTACATCTAATTGATTAATATTAACAGCGTCAGCATTATCAGTATTTATTGCAACCCACTCATATACACCAGTTAGTGGATTTTTTAATCTAGGTCTTAATGTACTTTCTACAATATTATAATTTGAAAACGCCCCTTGGCTTTCACCACTACCATCAGTAAATTTAAATTGATCAACTGGGTTAGCAGCACCATCATTTGATAGATATCGGTATCTAACTTTAAATTTAACAATTGATTGAGCTCCCGTTGCTGGCGTTGACTTTTCTTTAGGCATCGCCCAAAACCCTCTTGCTCTATATTTAGGAGTTATACTAGAAACTGAGTTATCTTTAGCTTTTGCATCTATTTCTTTAACAACCGATGCATATAATTCTGCCTGTGATGACCTTTCTGTAATCAATCCTTGTAAAGAGTTAATGTCAGCATCTCTCTCAACTTCGGTTTGATAATTAGTGGTTTGTATTTTTGTTCTACTTTGAATTATTGCTCCATCTAATTCCTTTAATGTAGCTTCAATAGTATTCTTTTGATTATTTAAATCGGTTAATTCTACAATTGATGGCGACTTACTAACTTGTGCATTAATAACTTTAACACCAAAATCACCATCATTTAATACTGGTGCATCAGGAGTAACACCTTCTCTGGTAGTAGGTATCTTATCATCAGCAAAAGAAAGTAGCATTGCCCCAAAATCAATAGCACTTTGCTGGTAATATTCAGCTAATGTCTGTTCGGTTCCTGCTTCATTTACAGTTGTTAATGTATTTGTATAAAATGCACTACCTGGTGACCAATTCACTGAAGGTATTTTAGAATCTGGATCTATAGGTTTAACAAAGGTAACACATCTTTCATTAAATCCTACCGTTACATCAACTTGTACATTATCCTCTAGTGAAGAAGAAATCTTTAATACATCAGCGCCTATTCGTATTGGATCTGAACCTTCTACTAATTCTAAGACAACTGAGTTAGTACTTGAATCAACCTTAATGATTCTATATTTAGTATTAATAGATTCTGAAATAACCTCTAAGCTATCACCTACCGCAAGCTGTATAGTGTCATCAAAATCAGCCTCTGAGTCAGTATAAAATAACTTATTTAGTTTATATTGTTTTCTTTGTGAAGTAACGTTAACACCGTTTATCTCCTCAGTAACCGTAGCATCTGATATTCTAAGTATACTAAAATCACCAGTATATCTTTTTACTCTAGGTGGTAGATCAACGACAGCTTCATCTAATACATATGAAATATTTCTTTCAACGATTTGCTGTAGAAAATCATCATAGTTTATATCAGATCGCCCAAGGTAATTATTGTTAAAAAAGTTTACCTTAGTTTGTGTATTGGTATTTAAAATAAATCTTTGGATAATAGAACGCTCAGTATCAATTGGTACCTGCCCTGTTAAGTCAAATGAAATATAAAGTAATGGATTAATTAATTCTTCAAAAAACCAATTAGGCTTTATGTTAAAGTTTTCAACGGTATTAATAGAATTTAAATCCTGTGCTTCTGTTGGTAATTTTGAAAGAACTAATTTTCTAAATGTACCATCGGATAATCTGATTGAACTGTTTGAACCATTTATATTGGTAATGGTATCAATATTATTCTGTAGCCTATCTACCGAATTCTTTAAAAAACCAAAACTAGGAATGGTTACTCTTGAATTGGTACCATCATTATTCTGAATGTTTACTGTAACTGATTCATTACTAGAAGTTATGGCCTGATTAACTTTCTCAAAACTTTCTAATGAATTATTAAAAAGTCTAAGAAGCTCCGGAAGCATTGTCGATATTGAATTGTTTTCAGCCATTTATTTTTATTCTTTCTTTTATTATTTATTTAATCACGTCATACACAAAATCTAAAATACCTTCTTGTGTACATATAAATTCTATAATCGGTTTTTCTGAAATATCAGCATTAGTTATTACTCCCATTGATTGACCAAATAAACCATTATTTAATCTACCTGGTGCATCGGTCCATACCCTAATATTTCTTGAACCTATATTCAGATTATTATTAAAGGTTAGTCTTAGTGTTTGTCCAGTTTTCCATTGTATAGTAGTATCATCTATATAAATATTTAAATCTCCACCTGCTTCATTGACAGTATCTAATCTTAACATGTTTGTGTAAGTTTGTAATTCTGTAAATACTTGAGGTACTGCCTGGTTTAAATTTAATGGGTTAGTAGAATTAATTACAACCTCACTACTATTAAAAGGTATCATAAAATTATATTCCTGTGTAGCTAATGACACAGTAATAACATTAGGTACATTAGTATCTACTGTAATTCCAGTACCTTGTCTAACTACATCAGTATTATATTGTAAGGTAACAGGTACGTTCCCGTTTGCTAAACCTTGTATTTCATCTGAGTTTTTAGCAATTAGATCTAATAAAACTGTATCATTTGCAAAAGCTAAATTTGCATTATCTAATTGATCCTGTACACTTGTGATCTGAGCTTGTAATGAAGTTACATCAGCTACATTAGTAATTTGGTTTTCTAAGTTTTGGACCTTTTGGTCTAAGCTAGAAATTTCTAATTGTTGTGTTTGGAATATTTTAGCTGATTCCTGTAGCTGTGCAGTCGCTTCACTGAAGAGCTGCATTGAAAATGTATTATAGTCATTAACGATTGTGTCGATGCCGGCCGTTCCTGGTGAAGCATCAAATCGTAAATTAATTTTAAATCCATAACTGTTTCCATTTTGCCCTGTGACTTTATTAGGTTTATATTTAGGGTATCTTTGAATGTAACCACCGTCTGTTGTTGGAGTAATATTATCTACTAATAATATTCCATAAAGGTTTGTTACAGTATTAGAGGTATTGCTTGTATCAACTAAATCATAATAAACTAATACTGCATTAAATTCAAATGTACTTGCCAAATCAGTTCCATTAAACTGAGGGATTGTAGATATAGTAGGATCTGTTATAATCTGTTCATAATCATTAGCATTAAAATCAACCGAAATACCATCCAACTGCGATCTAACATAAGCAGAGCCAGTAAAACCAGCAGGACTTCCATAATCAGCAGGATATTTTCTAATGTTTATACTTTCTGGGTTAGTAAATGTATTAGGTTCAGTAAAATAAGAATCTGTTGTAGTAGGAGGCGTTGGCTCATTCATCCAATTCGCATTAGGATCAGTATACCCTGCAGGCCCTGCACCTTGTAAAACCTGATCATAATCATAAAATGCCTTAAAGTCTAAACCTTGTGGGTGAACCGTTGATGCGTTTCTTCCGAGTATAAATTCAGAGTTAGGCCCGGTGCCTTGTATCTTTAAGCTTGGCTGATAATTATTATCTGAAATAGCATCAAACAAAATAGTTGGAGTACCACCTACTTCAGTTGGTACATTAATATAAAGTTCTGTATATGCTTCACCTGCTTTATCTACATTATTTACAATATCAATATCGCCTACATATTTTACAACTCTGTTATATTGTTGTGTTGCTGTATTAATAGAATCTTCTTCAACGAATAGTGGCTTAGCTACACCTGGATTTTTTTCTAATGCAGTTGCTTCACGAAACCTCATTGCACCAGTCTCTTTCATCCATTTAAAAAATACTCTTTCTGCAACTGACCTTTGTATTGTGTTATCATAAGAGGCATCACTAATAATCATCTCCTCTATATTCAGCGCGTAATTCTGAAGACTTTCGGTAAAGTTAACATTAGGATCTCCTTTTAAACCTCCACTGGCAATCATACCATCAATAGTATCAAATTGCATATAATTAGGTTCAGTGAGTGTACCTGTAGTATTAGGATCTAATTTATCAAAGTCTGGTATATTTAAAAGCACAAACTTAGAAAAGACCAACTTAAGCTCATCATTGTTAAGGGTCTTTGATAGATCTCTCGCAGAGGAAGAGAAGGTATAAAATGTACCTCCATCCGCTTGCGGTGTTTTAATTAAAGGCGTAGTTGCCATGTATCTTATTTCTTTTTATTAAACTATTGAATATCCAGTTCCACCTACTAAGAACCAAACACCATTTCCTAATCCATCATTAACACACAGTAAGTGAGCAGTCTGCCCTTGCGCATTTAACTCAATACTAGTACCACCTGGTAATACTAACGGAGTAACTGCACCGGATATACTTATAACACCAGTTTGTGCCTCAGAATAAACAAAGAATATTTCTTGACCTATTGAACCATCATTTAGTTGAATAGTTACTGGAGTGACGGTACTATTTCCAACCCTTTCCACTGTGTATGGTGGTATCGCTGTACTTGTACCAACTGTAATTACTCCAGCTGTTGCAAAAACATCATCCAATGTTTGTGGGTCTATATCATTCCTAAATAAACCTCCGTTATTTAAACTTAGGTTTCCGCTCATTTCTACATTAGTTAAAATATCAAATGTAGATGCATTAATGTCTAATAAGACTGTACTTAACCCTACTCTTAATGATTCTGTTTTTAAATCGTTAAGATTAGTGATAGTACCAGCAGTAGGATTGATGTAAACCTCCATTGCATTAATTTCACTTGTCAAGATATTGAAGTTATCATTCAATACTAGTCTGGATCCTGATAAAGAATCTGTTCCAAGAATTTCTGTTACGCTAATTGCCATTTCTTTTCTATTTTATTACTAGGATATTTCTTCCCTTTTTATATTTATTCCCATTCGTATCTGTAAGTTCAAGTGTGATCTCGTATTTACCAGGCACCTTAAACAGATATGTTAAGTATTTACTCTCAAAATATATATCGGCCATGTTTGAGTTAGTTGTATTCTTAATAATCCATCTAGGCTCAGCCTTTCCTGGAATCTTACATTTATCATAAACAAACATTAACCAAGTCATTTTAGGTAATGTTTTTCCATTATTTATAAACTTAGCTGTATTCCATGTTGCATTACTAGATTTACTTAAGCCTTTTCTATAAATTAAGCTAGGGCAATCATCACTGGTTGGCCACGGTGAACCTGTTCCAGTAGATGGACATACTCTATCGCCATTAGCATATACAATATCAATATATTTCCAATCGCCATGTACACCAAAATATCTACATACTGCTTGAATAAACTTTTGATTATATGTAGCATCATACACAACATTGTAAACATACTTGTTAATTATTCTATTTGTACTAACATTTAAACTAGCAGCAGCATCAGCTAATGTACTAATGGTTGAATCAAAATAATGTTCTGCAGTAATACCATTTTCATCAATTATTTTTAGATAAGTATCTGGTGCAACTTCTTTAAACTGAAAGAATGCTGGAGTATCACCGGTCGTACTAGTCATATCCCACCATAAATGATAAGTATCATTCCAACCGCCAACATCTAAATTATCCCATCTATAAGGTCCACTAAAACTAGCCTTACCATCATCCTGGTAATTTAATAGTTGAAAATCTGGAGAAGCACCTAATCCAAAATTATTAAGTATAGCATTAACTCTATCTAATGATTCATATAAACTTGGGGTCTCTTCATCCCATGTCATTACAGGTTCAATTGGTAAATTCCATAAAGATCCATAATCCTTCCATTTAAACTTACCCTCGCTTGACCATGTATAGTTTTCCTTTCTTGCTTGGTACCATCCTGAATATTCTACTTCTCTACTATCTACACAAATAAAATTAGTTTTAACATTAGACGAAATGTTATTAAATAGATCGTATAGTTTCATTTCTACACTATATGTACCAACATACGGTAATATTATAGGTAATTTATTATACTGTGAGATTGGGCCTCTAAACACTTTAAAATATGCCGGTGAAATATCAGTTGCATCTTTATAAACCGTCCATTCTATTTCATCAAAATTACCTCTTTCAATTGCACCCCAAGTAAATAAAGTTTCACCAGGAAGTTGATTAAATAGTAATTGAGAATTAACTACAGATTCACAACCTACAACTAATCTATCCACATTTTGACCGAACAACCTAATAACAGCTCCGGTAACAACCGTCTCTTTAGTTATATCCCAAAATAGCCATGGGTCTGTAAATGATGTTTTTAATGCAATCAATTGATTATATAATGCATCTCTTACTTCAATATCAGTATCACCAACCAAGGCAGTATATGTAGCTCCCGTATTACTAATTGGATCAGTGATGCTAAAAATATCACCAGGATTAACTCCTTGTGGATCAATGTCAAATGAAAAGAATTTATTTGCATCATCTAGTTGATTCCAAGTAGAGTCTATATTATTCCATGTAACATTAGAAAAAGAAGTATTTTCCAAAACTGTCATGGCACCTACTGGTATACCCGGTTTATCTGGTAAATAATAAGATGACTCACCGTCAGGCCATGCACCAACTTTATTTTGGTTTGGGGCATATCTTGTAAAGTATGCTAAAAACGCATCACTTAGTCCTGCTATAGTAACATTAGATCCATCATAAGGGTAACCAAAGGGGCCATTAAGATCAGGTCCTATGGGTGATGGTGGAAAAATTGTACTGGCTGATATAGGCCCAGGGATTAAATTTCTACCTATTGCGTTAGCTGATGAAAGAGGAGCTATGTATGCGTTACAAAAATTTATTACAGCTTCATCTACAATTGCTTCTGATGCTATACAAAATGATGTAAAGGATCGCAAGTCTTCCATGTATATACAATCATCAGTAGATAATTTAAAGCTTGCATCTATACCTGCAGTAATTTCCTTTTTGTCGTTTCTACTTAATGTATTAACAACTTCAAGTAATCCGAAAAAATCGGCTTCACCAGTAATATCTTTAATATGAGCGTTAAGTGGTAAAAATTCATTCTCTAGTTTTTTCTTTAAACCAAATAACTTAATAAGTATTTCTTCAATTGTAAAGTCATAATTCTCGGTAGTGATAGGTAAATCTTCACTGTCAAATTTATCAGGTTCAATATTATTAATTCTATAAATTAAACTAAATAAACTAGTCTTTCTAAATTTCTTATTAGGTAAAGTTATTTTTTTATCATTTAGCTGAACCGTTGGATCAAAAACATCGATGTTATTACTCTGAATGTATTTTCCAAACTGTGGAGAATTTGCATCAACATTTTTCCAAAACTCTCTTACCTTTAAAGTATCATAACCAAAAAATTTAATTGCATTTACTAAAGCCTTATATGAACCTATCCAAGGATATATGTTAGATCCTTCCAACATAATTTCCTTTCTCTTGATATTTACTTCAGCAAAATTAGGTAAAAGTTCTTTAATGTTTGTATCTCTAAATACACTACTATCAGATTCTAAAATATTATAACCCATATTCTGAGTCATAACCCTTAACCTTTCGTCTTCACCTAAAGTTTCACCCCAAACTAATATTCTAGCAATTACCTTATCAGTACAATCGTCTTTAATAAGTAAGGTTCTTTTAAATGTATTTTCTACTTCAGATCTTATCGCTAAATTAATTTGTAAAGCTTCAGATCTAATTTTATCTGTTACTGTATAACCTAAAGGATCAACCGTTTCACTAGGATCTGAATCTAATGCAATATCTAATTCTGTTAAAATTTCTAAATCTGGTCCATCATCTTCTTGTACTAATGCACTTTGTGTACCTGTATTAAAATCCATATTAAACTGAAATAATAAAATCTCAGTAGGATCTGATGTCTCCCATTCAGCAATCCAATTACATACTCCGTTTGTAGATCCAGTAGTACCTGTTGAAACTTCAAGGCCATGAGGAAACCCAAACTGTTTTAAATTATTATTTTTATTTACAAACTCTTCAAGTATAAAAAGTTGACCTACTTCAAATAAACCTATAGACACTTTAGGCAAGTACATAGTTCCTGACCATGAATCCGTTGATGAATCATAATCAAAATTAAGATACTTTCCGTTCTTATCAAAGAAATTTAAATATTTCCAGTTATTAATCATCTTAGTTTATTTTTTGATAATCTTTAGGTACCCCAAAGTTGTAGTAGATTCTAAGATACTTAACCTTATTAATCCAAAATATCATTATAGGACCAAGATGATCTTCTATAAAGGCCCTAAGTCTTTCATTCCTAAACATATAATTAGAAAATGAATTTTTCATAAGGTTAGAAGCATAATCATTACCTTCATTCTTTAGTTCCCACCCTTCCTCGTAAGTAGCTTTATATACACTTGGCATTCCTTTTCTTCTTTCTGTAAACTTGTTCATATTACTTTCCCTTTATTGCTTTTAGTGCAGGATTATCTTGTAGTCTTCCTGTATTTGTACTTCTAGAATTACGTGATGTTGCAATAGTAGTTCCTCTAGTTCTCTTAAGATCATTAAACTTAGCTTGTTGAGTTTTATTGTAAAGATTATTAGGTATAGTTCCTTTGAAGAATATGTTAAGAGAACTTATACCTTGTTTATTAGGTATTTCTTCAAACTCGGTACCATTCCTATCTTCCCATCCACCTCTTATGATAGCTAAATCCTCAGGTCCAATAACTATATCACCAAAGCTATCTAATCCTAACTGAGGATCTTCACCTTCTTTAATTTCTACCTTTTTAGTTTCAATCAATACTCTTTGATCTGTTATAGGATCTGTTCCATAAGTAGGTACTTCATAAAAACCTTCTCTTATAGCTTTCTCGTTTTCTTCAGAGATAAAAAATACATTTACAGAATCTACACCATCAACATTTTCAATAATTGAAATTATATCTGATCTAGGAATTCTATCTCTTCTATTTATATATGTAAAGTACGTACTTAATTGTTCTCTAACACTTGAATGAATTGCTTCTTTATCAAAACCTTCAACATATCGTAGTATAATATTTAAAGCATATTTTTTAATTATAGGATCATTAATTCTAACCTCAGCTGTTATAATTTGCCTTCCACTTTTATTAAGTATTTCATAAACCATTTCCTTTTCATCAGGATTTAAAGTAAACTCATCTTGCGGTACACTAAAGTAATCCTGGTCACTAGTTATTTTCTTAGCAACATCAGGTATTAAGAAAAGGTAAACTATATTATCATCATCTAAGTATTGGTCATCTTTAGTGTTATATGCATCTATAAAAGAAAAGTAATCATACTTACTTAAATAGTAAATGTAATTATTAGGATTAGCTAAAACAAATGAATTACTTTGGTAAGGTGCAATTAATCTTGTAAACTGTGGATCTTCACTGTCAGAACCGAACATAGGATTTCGTACAATGTTTAATGATAGTACTTCATTAAGATCAACCTCATTACCTTGTGAGTCCGTTCCAGGATCTTTAAATTTAATATCTAAATTTTTGCCACCAATATTACCAGCAGATCCTCTAGTCTTTACGTATGTTACTTTAATAATTGATCCTAATGCCGGTGGTTGGCCGAACTGATTATTACCAAAGAATATAGTTAACCCACCATTAACACTAGTCTTAACCATGACAGCCTCTTCTCCATTATTCATATCATACAAGGAATTTGCATTCTTCCATAGCTTACCATCAACGTAGACATCCACCATATATTGATCTGTTGGATCTTTTGTAGTTAAATTATAGCTTTGTAAAGGTTCTCCAGTTCCAGTAAATGTTTGATCTTCAATTTCTCCTTGTATTAATTGAACATTAGAAAATGCCGTTGTGCTTTTTTCTAATCTTATATAATCACTATCAAACTTTATAAAATAACTTAAACTGTTTTGCCCTACTTCAAGAGCTACATAATTTAGTATTTGTACAAAATCACCATCAACTGAAACAGCTGCAGAAGTGTTTAATCTTAATCCAATTATACCTTGTGCTGATATACCTCTAGTAGGATCATGGCCAGTTAATCTGGATAATCCATAAATAGATTCAATATTTCTAGCTCTACTAATGTTAAGTTCGGTGGCAACAGCTTCGATATAAAATAAAATAAGTTCTCCTAAATTAGCAACCACGGTTAAAATTTGACCAAATGGAGATGCCGGTGTAAACACTTCACCTGCCTGATCATACTGTCGTTGTAAGTACTGAAATGCATCAAAGAATAACTCTGTTGCTTTTATTCTGGTTTTGCTAAAAAATGACATTAACTATTTTATTTTTATTTTAAAATAAAGCCCCTATGACTCTTTCCTCATTTATGAAAATATCAACTAAACAACCGTTTCTTTCTACTGTGCTGTAAAATTGTACTCTCGTATCAACACCAAAAGCATTACTACTGCTGTTTAAACAATATGATTGAATCTGACTTGTAATTCTCTGTGCAATAACAGATTCATTTAAAACTAAAGAAAAGACAAGATCATCTAAGTTACATCCAATATTTGGAGCCCCTAGTACCTCACCTTGTCTAGTGAATAAACAATTTTCTATTTTAAGGATAAGTTGTTGCAACTGATCTGTTACTTCAATTACATCATCATTGTACTTAGGTGCTTCTATGTCTCTACTGTATATTTCCTTTATCATTGAGAATATTCTTTTATTATATATTCTCTACATTTTTTGTGGGTCTTAGATTATATTTTATCCAGTGAAAAAGTAATCAACACCTTCATCTCCTTTTATTTCTTCCACTATGGCATCAACTTCCTCTCTACCTTCACCAGAGATTAAATCGTAATTAATAGTAATATTACCTGGTAAGTTAAACTGAAATGTACCTACTATTCTAGCTAATTGAATTTTAGCCATACCGCAACAATATCTAATGAATGCTTCATCTTGAAAAAGATCACAGTCAGGTATAGTATTATAAACTTGGAAAATACATGCTCCATTTTTTGGTAGCTCACCCATAAATCTAAACTTCTTAGTTAACCTATTATAGTTATATGATATTTGAGCCTGTAGAGCTTGCCTTGCATTATCAATAAACTTAGAATTAATTACATAATACATAAGCTCTTCAGAACCAATACCTGCACCATATACATCAGAGTAAATAAATTTGTCTAATGAAAAATCAGGATCACCTGCTGAAAATGAATTATCGCCAAATCCACCATCTTCGCCAGAAAAACCATTTATTTGAAATACATTATTAACTGCGTAAACCGTTGGGGGCATTTTTACAACCCCTCTAGGATTATTAACATCCTTCTCTGTTAATACATTAGGATTAGCTCCCGATGTTGAGCTATGGCTTATACCTTGTTTAAAGTCGTTTTCTTGCCAAGCAGATCTAGGTAATGCAATAAACATTTCCTCAACACTATCTTCATATATTTTATAAAAGTAATCTTTTGCCCTACTAATAATATGAGCAAGTTCTTTCTTAGGTACTGTAAAAGGTATTTGGCAACCTACTGTGAGGTCATCATTTATCTCTTTAATAAGAGCATCCAAACATTCTTGGTTATCTGGGTTACACCAACTTTTATTCCTAGCCATATCTTTACTTAATTTTTTCTATTTCTATTACTTCAGTTTTATCGCCAAACTTAGCAAGAGGTGTTGCTCTACCTTGTCTAAATATACCTCCAATCATCTCACCACTAAATACACCTCTTTTACCAAATACATAACTGTCTTCACAAATTACATTTTTGCTAACATATGATTCTTCTATTTTACAATCTTCTACTACGGTAGCACCAAATAAGTTAGATTCAAATACTGATGCATTCTTAAGGTCACATCCAAAGATATCACAATTAACTATATTTCCTTGAATAACTGAATCAACAATATCAACACCGCTTATTTCAAAACATCTCATTAGTTTAGCATCTTTAATTTGTATTCTTCCGGTATCACTATCATAATTAATTAAACCTTCATTCATATCAGCCCTAGTAATTAAATCAAAAATCTTTTCTCTAATTTTAGGGTAATACATTTCAACAATTTGATCATATGTTTTTAGATCAATCATTAAATGAACATTCGGAAATTTTTCTTTAAATGAAGAATAGGTTCGATAAGATTCAACAACAGTTTTATGTTTTTCTAAAATCTTATCTAAAACTTTTAAGTCAGATTCATTGTATTGTGGATTAACCAAAGTTTCATACAATGAAGTAATAAAATGTTCGGTCATTGAAAGTATTGTAGAATACCTCTTTTCATAATCGGCACCACCAAGATACCTAAATTCAATATAACCTTTTTGTAACTTTTCAAAATTAATGCCATAATACTTCTCTTTGACAAACATATAGTTTTTCCAAAGATTTTTTTCCGGGGAAGGTTGAGTCATACCACTTAAAGGTACAATAAACTTTATAGATTTTGCATAAACAGAATCTCTTCTATTTGGAAAGGCTTCATATACTTTGTTTTCATCAAAGTTAAGTACAAATTTACCTACATCTAATTTAGACATATTAACAATAGGTCCTAGTTTCTTTCCATCAAATGCAATGTTAACATGAATCGAGCATCTTTCATTAGTCTTACCGTTTTCTCTAATCCATTTTAATGTTTTAGCCATAACCAACTTAGCCTCAACAAAAGGTAGTGGGCCGGTTACTAGCTCAATCATTCCAGTACCACCAGAGTTATCCGGTTCTAGTTTAAAAATATCTTGAGTAGGAGTAAAATCGCTATGCGCCTTTTCCTCTACTCTAATTGTCTTGTTTAAAGTTTGTGCTAAGTTATCTTTAGTAGCATCAAGGTTTTCGTTTGAAAAGAATTCAAACTCAAAACCTATCTTTGAAGAATGTATAGCATTTAATTGTTCGTTAGAATACATAGTTATCCTGATTTGTTTATATATTCCAAACCAGGATAGAGGTTATACTAAGTTCATAGTAATCTTGCGATCACTAACATTTACACTTCCAATTTTAATATTAACAATATCACCTTTGGTAAGCTCTGTATTTTTTAACTTTGTTTTATGAATAAGACCACTTATGCCTTTTTCTAATTCTACGAATGCACCATACTTAGTTACTTTTGTAACTTTACCTTCTGTAACCATCATAGGTTTATATTTATCATCAGCACCATCCCATAAGTCAATCTTAGGACCTTCTTGGCTTAGGATAATTTTTCTATCTGATATGATTTCCTTTGTCCAGAAATTAATTTCATCTCCTGGTTTAATATTTCTATTATCAAATTCTTTTAATGTAGATTCATCTAATTCATTTTTAGGAATAAGACCAGTTAGAGATTCATTAAACTCAGCAAATATTCCAAACTTAGTTGTACCTGTTACAAACCCAGTGATATGTTCTTTAATATTTTCTCTAAGATTTTCTACTGCAGTAGGAATCATGGTTCTTAAATATTCTCTATGAGATACTACAATAGTTTGTTTTTCATTTGAATATGTAATAGGCATTACGATTAATTCTTTACCTACTATAGCTTCAAAATTATGTAATTTATTTAGTCCTCCTAATGAACCTGGCATAAAGCATTGTACTCCACCAACTTCAACCCAATAACCGCCATGTATAAGTTCTTTTACTTTACCTTTAAATCCAATTCCTTTATCACCTATGGCATTGTAAATTTCATTACGCTTAACTTCATCCATTGCATCACTTATAGAAGCATAAAGAGTACCTTGTTTATAACTCTTAACCTTTATATCAACAGACATTCCTACTTCTAATTGATCAACAATTTCTTTAGGTTCTTTTTCTAAATTACAAACTGCCGTATTCTTTTTTGAAATATCAACTAATGCTTCTATCTTAACTTCGATATCTTCACCGTCAACATTTCGTATTTCTTTTTTGATATATGCTATCTCGCCTTCAGTAATATAATTTGTACTTTCTTCAGATTTCTGTACCTTCTCAGCTTCTTCATCTGCCATATCATATAAAGCCATTGCTTCGGCTGCATACATTTCGGTGCTCATTAACTTAGTTCCTTTAGGTACTTTAACTTTAACTACTTTAGTGTCAAATGGATCATCACTTAATTGGATTGTGATTTCTTGTTCTGTCATTATTTTTTTATTAAGAGTGTTATTATAGATTATATATTACTCGGTTTAGATTTAATTATTATACTTTTAAAAATGTAATAGTTTAAGATTAGACTATAACTCCTGGACCAGTTGTGGCACCAGTTTGAGCAGCAGGGGAACCTGCGGTAGCAACAGGAATTCCAGGAACCACGGTTGCTGATTGAATATATGTAGTAATTGCCGGTCCAGCAACAGCAGCAAACGCAGCTGCACCTGCGGCAATCACAGTACCTTTATCATTTTGTTGAGTTCCTTCCGCTCCGGTAGAATATGAAGCCATGGCTTCCATCCCTGCGACGAATGCAGCATCCATAGCTGCGGTAATTACTGGTGGTACTAAAGGCATAATTTATTGTTTTAATTTATAATTTATATATCAGTCAGTTGTATTCTTAGCACTTAGTGCTGGTGCGGTAACTTTATTAGGCGGACTAGTAGGAGCACCTAAATTACCAATATGATAATGTGAATCAAATATTCCTGCAAAAGTATCTCCCTTTATAACGGCCTCGGCTGCTGCCTCACCTAATTTAATTCTTGGGGAGTTAATATGTGTTTCACCTGTTGCAGTTACCACTGCGTTAACACAATTAATAAGAGTATCTGTTGTAGCATTAATTACGGTATCAGCTCCACTATTAATTGTAAACTGAGCAGAATGAGTAAAGGTTATATTTCCATCATTAAGCATTACCATAGAATCTCCATTAGCATTAATTATATGAACCGAGTTATCAGGTTTTACGTTAATTGTAGTTGGTCCTTCTGTAGTGGTATAATCCATCATCAGACCTTTTTCTTCTGTAAAGAAAACTTTAATATGCTCACCTTCTCTTTCGTTAGTAACCGCAGGATCTCCAGATTGTAAATCACCAGTTAGACCAAATGCCGTATCATATATTAGTACATGTGAATTAGGGTAAGCGGCCTCTACCTCTGCCTTAGTCTCATCAGAAGGGTATAGTGACTCATGATATACTGGAGCATAATAATTACCGTTATCAAAACTTACTCTTAATACAGTGCCTATTTTAGGGAATGAGAATGTTCCACTTCCTGTGTTACTTCCACCGGACGAAGCCACTGATGGTCTTGCCCAAGGTAATGATTCAGTTGGCATAATGTAAGCACTTGCCGGATCTTCAGGATCTGTTCTTTGATCCATCTTACCAAAGACCCTAACTTTACACCGTCCTTCAAAAATATCATCTGCATTATCTTCAACGATACCTATCCATTGCGTACCTTGTAAGTTATCATCCTTTAAATCTTTTGTTGTTAATTTTCCCATTATTATTATTGATCAAAAATGTTAGTACTTGTGAATCCTCCACCTGGGCCTGATGGCCCACTACCAAATATATTTTCTGCACCGCTTAAGTCATCTCCGCTAGCAGAAGGTATCTGGCCAGAGAAAATGTTATCATCTATCGATTGATTTATACCTTGGGCAGCTTGCCCAGTTAATGCTTGTATAGCCGCACCGTTTAAAGATTGGATTAAAGATTGTGGATTGCTAATTGCACCAATCAATTGATTTCTTAAACCAAATACATTTCCAAATGCTAAGCCTTGTGTAAATGCATTAATTCTACTCTGGGCAAAATTAGTAGCTCCTTTTATAAGATTATCCTTAAGGCCAGTTAACTTACCTTCTATCTGATCCATTATTTGGTCTTTATCCCAAACCTTATTCTGTAAATTAAGTTTACCATTAATACCACTCGGTTGTAATCTACCCGTGTCTTTTAATGTAGAGTCATATCCTGCAAACTGAGACTCCATCTCTATTGCCCCATATCCCCATTTCATAGATGATATTGCAAATTCAGTACCACCTCCACTAACATTTGTTACCGATTTAAACACTTCACTGGACGCAGTAGGATCAAACGTACAATCACTGAATCTAAAAGTTAATCTAGAAGTATTATTATTTACAAATTTTGTTAAATCATTTTCTGGTGAATTAGCATTCCCTGCAGTTGCAGCCTTTCTTACACTATGAAATTTTCTAATTTCTAATACATCAATATCAACATTAAAAAATCTCAAATTAGACGGTAAAATATTTCTTCTGTATTTTACATCGTAACAGGCCATTTTATATAAGTTAAATAATGCAGTCATTTTTAAATCTATAGCTTCTAATAAACCTATAACAATACCTTCACCTTCAGCTGAGCCTGCAAAAGGATCTGTCATATCCATTGTTTTATTATATGCCTCAATCAAGCCTTCAATTGTCTGAAAGTAATAAGGCCTTTCACGCTGAACTTGTAAAATCCCTTGGCAAAACGCTCTTAAGTAATTAGCTCGCGTAACTTCACCTATCGTTTCTAAATAACCAACTGCAGTTTCACCAGCAGGATGAGAGCTCACGCTATTAGATAGCTCAGTTTGATCTTCCGCGTTATTACCAGGTGATGGTGCTATAGCACCACCAGTATCGCCAACGGTAGCTCCATTAAATAGTGGGCTCATTATATCAAATCTAATATTAAATCCTAAATAAGTAGGGTCATCTAATGTAGTAACACCATTACTTCCACCGGATGAATTAGTAGAAGGTGTAACAAATGTTTTTGCAAAATCATATGCAGTCGGAAACTGTCCTGTTAAATTACCTAACTTATCTGCACTCAAATAATTAAGAGGTGTACCTGCTGGATCAAGAGGATTATATAATTCAATTTTAGGCATATAGAATTTATTTTATTTATTCATTATGTAGAAGGTACTACTTCTCTTCTACGTAAATGTAATCTCTGTTTTAATCCGGCGCCACCAGGTTGCGGACCTTTAGTTAAAAAATATTCCATCCCTGTTATAACATAAAAACCAGAAAGATATTCATTAATAACCCCAAATTGATTGTCAACATCACTACCTGCATTATCTGGGGTTTCTGCTCGACGAACTGAATCATTAGGTGCATTCTCATCATTCTCAGGTGCAGTTAAAACACCCTTTACCATCTGAGCAGTTTCCATCATATGACAATAAATTCTACTATATCTTAATATAGCAGGATTAACCGTATCTAATTCTATAGTCATACCTAATTTATTGATCTCTGCAAGATTTTGAAAATTTTGTATAGATGCATAATAATAATTATCATGTACATTATCACCTTGTGTTCCTAGGAATTTAAATTTAACCTGTTCGTTTCTAGGTCCTTCTACTTCACCATTAATAGTTCTACCTTTTGTAACTGGTATCATTCCTTCTGTGTCGTTAGTTAAAGGATCAACAAATTCACTTATAAATTCTTTTGCATTTAAATCCCAATATTGAGTATATCTTTTGTAGCCATTATTTTTACTAATCCTACCACTGTTGTTAACCTGTTGATATTTAGATATGTATCTGGCAGTACCTTGAAAATCTAATTGGTTACTTAGCATATTAGGAAATGTGGTTTCACTATCTTCTTCATCTCCACTTCCCATAGTGTCCATTGCATTTTGTTGAAACATTTGGCTAGTTTCTAAATCGTCTTCTTGTCCGAAAAATTTATTAGCATCAACAAATGTTAAATAATAGTAAGGATCAATATATGCAGTAAAAAATGAGTCATCACTTAAATATGAATTTGATGTTATATCTTCTATAAATTTTTGAGCAGTGTCATATGGGTTTGTCCAAATTTGCTGATCTGCAGTATCTTCAACATTAGATGCATATCCTAATTTTAATTCTTCTGCTATTGCTTGTAAAGAATTCCAACTTGTATTATCCTGAAATTGTACCTTTTCCGTAAATAGGTTTGGGACATGCATTCTACCTTCAACCATTAATTCTGGTGATGTATCCGTTGCACCCCCACCACCAAGAGGTGTTATTTTTTCAACAGTAAAATCAATTCTTATCGGCTTAAATGTAGTTTCATTACCTTGTGATCTAATATACAATTGAATAATATCCCCATCCTTTGGGAAAAATCTTGCAGTAAACATTCCATCTCTATCAAAAAAACTAAATCTACATGTTGGATAAAAACCTGTACAATTTAATTGGAACATTTCCAATCTATCACCTTGTACTTCATAGGAGTTAACTCTTATTAGAGGTATCATTGTAGAAAACTTACTAGGCTTTTCCTTCATAGTAACACCATCAGAATTTTCGGTACCACTTTCTACGTCAGCCATTTCTAATTCATCAAGTTCAATACTAGGTTCTATTACTGTTAAAATATTTCTTTCTACTGCTGACATGTTAATTTGATTGTTTAGTAGTTCTACTTGGCAAGTTAGTTCCTAATTGAATTTTACCACCGCTATATGTTTTAGCTTCTTGTCCTGGTTGTAGCATATTAGGTGGCATTGGTTGCTTTACACCATTTTCACTGCTCTTGGCTTTTTCTATTAACCTTTGCATTCTTGCTTGATCCTTTTCACTCTGTCTACCAGTATCAACATAAGCCTCTTGTGTTGCATTAGGTCTTGATGCAGGATTAGGTCTTTTGTAAACTAAATCTTTTCTACTTAAATTTGGGATAACTAAAATATCACCTTCACTAACAGTAAAAGGGTTAAATATATTGTTAACCACACATATAGCATCTATGAACTCCCCACTTCCAAAATAAAGATTAGATATTTTATCAATCCTACCAATCTGATCAGGCTGAACATAATGTAAAGCTCTCACGCCTAAATCGGAATCATAAACAAATGAAGGTGCGGTAAGATCCCAATAACCTTCACCAGTTTCATCTATGATTAATCTATTTTTTAATGTTAATGATTTTATTTCCATTTCCTATTAATTTATTATGAGTCAATAGTCATACTAACTAAATTAGAAATATATTCCGCTGTGTCAGTAGTTGATTGTTTATTAACGTTACTAATTTGATCATTCTTTGCAGCTCCACCAGGAGTACCTTGTGTGGCTTGTGTATTTGTTTTTCCAGCCTTAACAGAACCATAGGTAGCAACATCTAATCCTGCTAGATTTAAAATATCTGCCTCACCTTTAGCCGATGCATAAATTCTACCACGACCTGCATTAAACATATTTTCTATATCACCTTTGTCTCTAGGTTTACCATGTTTAAGATCTATTTCAAATTTAACCTCCATTGGAAAATCATCATAACCTAAACCATTACCTAAAGTCATTACCGAATTATCACAATACATATTACCCATCGTTACAATAGGATTAAGTGGATTACCAATGGTAACATGCCAATCACCAGTAGGTTCAGCACTTATTAAAGCTTTAGATGCCTGTGTACCGGAAACCGCTCCAACGTTCTCACTTAAAAAACCACCTAACATATTACCTAGCATTGTCTTACCAACCTTAAGTAATCCTTCAATTCCGTTTTCTAAATTAAATTCACCAGTTCCTCCACCAAACACATTCTTAAATCCAGTTTCAACATCGGTAACTACACTTCCTATATAACCACTGAAGTCACCTTGTTTCAATTTATTAATATCTCCAAATTGACTAGCAACAGCTCCAGCACTACCATAGTATCTTTGACCTCCTCCGAAGAATTGACCATTATTATAAGTCATGGTTAACATATTACTTATAATATCAATCATAGCAATTTTAGGATTAACATAACTTAAAGATTTAAGTTCATATTCAAAATTTAATTTCATGTCCTGGCTAAAACTCATACCACGATCTCTAACCTGAGTTTGGTTAATAACATTAACAGGTCCTATTACAAAGTTGGCATACGTAGTACCTAGCTTATCACCAGTAGACATATTTTGTGCTGCAAACTTTTGTCTTGAACTGATTCCTTTAAATGCATCAGCAGTTGCTCTACCAACACCACCTATCTTAGAATAAAATGGCTGAGATGTATATCCACCATCGCCACTACTAATACTTTCCATTTCAGATTTAACTTCCTTATAATTTAAGCCATAAGAAAACTTAAGTAAATCATCTAATTTGTTTCCAGCCTTTTCACCCATGTAAGTAATAGCAGTAACACCTGCAGTTTGAGTAGCATCTACATCGCTAGCAGCTCTCGGTGTTTTAGGATCCTTTCCTGCAACATCCATTTTTAAATCAAAAATGTTATCATTAACTGGTGTTGGAAATCTTCTCAATGTTATTAAGTGATTAACAGGAATTTGTTTATAGTATTTACAATATAAAAAATCTTGGGCAGAGTAGCCTATTCTTGCATAGTTGTCATTAAAGTATTCAATTATTTTACCAATAGAAACTTGCTTGGAATTTGTACCGCCCATTGCAGGATTATTTGGAGAATCACGAAATCCGTTAAAAACATCGCCACCCGTTAACCCGCCATACATTCCTCTAAAATTAAACAGAGCATATTTATTAAATATAGATCTAGGGATAGGTGCATCCATACCTACAGCAACACCGAATTGATCAGCAACAGACTTTTGAGAATAAAATGATTGAGCATATAAAGTTTCAACACCATGAGCAAACCCAGTAGATTCTCCACCAAAAACACCTAACCTTTCTGCTGTTGATGAATTGGGGTTGGGTGCAGTATTATCATTTACACTGCTGTTACTTCCTATTGTTGTTTGATCTAATCCGCCTGGCATATAAGTAGTCTATTTTTAGTATATATTCAGCTTAAGCTGTTGAGATACTTGTCAATGTCAATATCTCCCTTTTGGAATTTATCTACCCAGCCTTTTTTAAACCTAATATTAAACTCCTGTGAGCTATCAGTAGAAAGAGAACCTTTAAAAAATGGTCTTGATGATATATCTCTTATTTCTTTTAGGTTTTTTGATATTATATAAAACTGAACTTTTTCAAATAAACCCCGTAGATCATTTTTTGTTTTCTTGCACATAACAGATTCTACAATTACATACAATCGTTCTCTATCACTTTCATCAAATCTGCTTTCTAATGATTTTACATTTTTAAAGTCTTCTTTTTTAATAGGCATTTTTCTAGCTCTATTATTAAATTCATACTTAAAGTTCATATCAAAAAAATGAGACTTAAGATATTTCATATTATCATACATTTTAATAATACGAATTTGGTAAAGAGGGTTAATAGGATCCCATTGCGTATCTACAATAAGCCCTTTTACTGGCAATAAAACATTAGGCCTACTAAAAGATGATAGTAGGCAATATACGGTTTGTCCTTTAGTAAATATTCTGTGTGCTTTCATTCAAACTCTACAACGTTTTCAAATAGTCTAGCAGTACCGTTTACATTAATGTCAGGAGAATGATATATGTTATATTGAAATTCTTTATCGGATAAGGATTCTACATATTTTTTAATTCCTTCAACCGTAGGTTCATTTAAATTACCTAATACATAGAATATAGATGTTGTTGTACTTCTGTCCAAAATGGTTTGGAGCTGTTTCATGAGATAAGACGATACTACAGCATCAGACGGCTCAAATTGATAAAAGTCATTTTTAGTTAACTTGTTAAAAATATCCATGTAATTAATACATTCAATATTTCTAGGCACGTTCCCTAAGAATGCCTTTACTCTTACCGCATCTTTAGAATATATGAAATTAAATTCTATGTTTGTTTCCATTCAGTTAATAAATCGATCTCTGCCTGGAGCTCTTTTATTTTGCTTTCTATTTCCTTCTTATTAGGTTCATAGTGTGTACCCCATTCCTTTCCAATTTTTAGTACATCTTTTTCAAATTTATTACCGCACTCTAATCCGAGATCTTCACAAAGCTCCCAAAAGAATTTCATAATATATTCAAATTTATTTCTATGGTCATCATTGGATTCAAATACATCTGTTGAAGTCCACTGCTCTTTACCACCTCCATGATTATCATCAATCACTCTTTTGATTACACCATTTCTTGCAGGTTCTAAAACAATCTTAATCATTAAGTCTCTTATTTAAAGATTCTCTTGCATCTTTCATTAATTGTCTAGCTTCCTTTTTATCAGCCTTCCAAGTTTCTTTATCTTTTACACTTAAGATTGCATTGGCTTCTCTTAGCATTTTAATTTCAGTTTCATTATACCCAACTTCTTTCCATGCTATTATTTGCCTTTCTTCAATACTTTCTAGTCTTTCAGCTATCCCTTTCTCAACTGCATCAGTAGTAGCTGCATGTAATTCTTTACCTCTTTGTAAATTTTCTCTGGTCACCTCCATCCACTTATGGAATGGTAATTTACTTTTTGCTTTTAGAAGTCCTTGGTACTTCATCGCTAATCTTCTCTGTCTTCTATTTGGTGCTTGTGTCATATGATTAATTTTATTATATATTATACCTTAAATTGCTTAGTCTATTTTATACCTAGACTTAATTAATTCTTTAATGCTATCAAAAAGGCTATCTAAAATTAAGTCTTCTGATATTTGATTTTTAATAAAAGATTCTAATTCATCATTTACTTCTTCACTATCAAATGAAGAACTTATAATTTCATATATGGCTTTTTTAGGAACTTCTATCGGAAAGGTAAGATTCAGTTTTACTTTATCATTCTTTTTCTGTTTATCAAAAAGAGTTCTTATTGGGGATGAGGTTTCTTTTTTAGGTGGTAATTTTTCTTTATATACCTCGGCTGCTTTTGTTAATGCCGGTGTAGGCGGATTAAAATCTAAAGGTTCACCGTTTAGCGGTTCTAAAAATTCACTAAGTAAATTTGTTGCTATCCTACCACCACCTTCAAAAGTAGTCCATTCACCTTCAGTACCTTTAATAGTTTCAACTGAACCAAACTTATCGCCTTTAATCCACTGTAGTCTTTCTTGTTCTATACTTTCCATACTTTTATCCCTTTATAGTTATTATACTCTGAAAAAGAAATTTGTTTACGGATTACTCTTCCTTTGGAACTTTGAATATTCCCCATGAACATTTAAGTTCTGCGTATACAGGTGTACCATCATCACTGGCAGTAGTTGGGAGACCACTAAAGCCAATAATTAACCTTTCTGTAATTGCATCAACGGCTACCCCAGATTTAAAGACAAAATCAAAACATAAATCAGCAACTGCATTTTCCTTGGTTCCTAATGCGTAAATATTAAATAGGGACGATTCTTTCGCATCATCTAATGCTTTAGGTATTTTATCCCCAGCAGTATCACTTGTACATGGTAAGCTCCATACCGCGCCCCATACTGAACCGTTCTGCGCCCAGTTCAAACCGGTTTGTAGATTCTTTGCCGCAAATGAAACTCTAAGTACAAGGGCATCATCAATATTAATATCTTCTTGTAAAACAATACCCATTGAAGTAATATCATACGTGCTATACGCATTCCCCCCAAACTTAATTATCGCAGGATCTTGCCCTTTAGCACCGGTCCAATTTGACGATGACCAGCCAGCAGACTTAGCAGCTGTACTAAAAGAATGCCCTATAATAAAGTTAGAGTTGGTCTGATCCAATGGATTAAATGTTGGTAACCCATCTCCTATAAACATTGAACTTTCTGCAATTTTTTCAGGTAATCCTGTGTCAAAAGTTCCTTCTAAACCTTGTACACCTTGTAAACCTTGTACACCTTGTAACCCTTGTAATCCTGTAGTTCCTTGTAAACCTTGTGTTCCTTGAGTTCCTTGTAAACCTTGTGTTCCTTGTAAACCATCGGTTCCTTGTGTTCCTTGTAATCCTGTAGTTCCTTGTAATCCTGTAGTTCCTTGTAAACCTTGTAAACCTTGAGTTCCTTGTAAACCTTGTAATCCTGTAGTTCCTTGTAAACCTTGTGTTCCTTGAGTTCCTTGTAAACCTTGTGTTCCTGTAGTTCCTTGTAAACCTGTAGTTCCTTGTAAACCTTGTAAACCTTGTAATCCTGTAGTTCCTTGTAAACCTTGTAAACCTTGAGTTCCTTGTAAACCTTGTAATCCTGTAGTTCCTTGTAAACCTTGTAAACCTTGGGTTCCTTGTAAACCTAATCCGTCATTTCCTTGTAAACCTTGTAAACCTTGAGTTCCTTGTAAACCATTACCGACAACTTTAGTTAATGAAAAAGATACATTATTCATTGTTATAGTAGATGTAGATACATTATCAGTTTTAAATCTAACATCTATCACATCACCAGCGGCAAATGTTTCTAAACCGTTTATTGAAAAAGATCCACTTGTATTATTAGCAAACGCTCTACTTGTTTCTGTTTGTGCAATAATAACACCATTCTTAAATACTCCTACTGTTATTTCACGATTAGCACCAGATGTAATAGTATAGATACCACTCATTTTATAAACTCCGCCTTCACCTGCATCAATAACTAAAGTATCACCCTGTGCACCTCCACCAGACGAGACATATGACATTTGGCTTATTTCACCTACTGCTGAAGTATCCCAGCCATTAAAAACATTATTCCATCCTGCTATTGGGGTAGAACTTAATTCATACATTTCACCGTATGCAATAGATCCACTTATCACACCAGGTTGACCAGTAGTACCTTGTGTTCCTTGCGTCCCAGTACCAGTAGTACCTTGTAAACCTGTAGTTCCTTGTAAACCTAATCCTGTTGTTCCTTGTGTCCCAATACCGGTAGTACCTTGTAAACCAATAGTTCCTTGTAAGCCTTGTGTTCCTTGTAAACCTGTAGTTCCTTGTAAACCAATAGTTCCTTGTAAGCCTTGTGTTCCTTGTAAACCTGTAGTTCCTTGTAAACCTAATCCTGTTATACCTTGTGTTCCTTGTGAACCTAATCCTTGTATTCCTTGTGTTCCTTGAGTTCCAATACCGGTGGTACCTTGTGTTCCTTGAGTTCCTTGTAAACCTAATCCTGTTGCACCTTGAGTTCCTGCTTGACCGGTAACTACAAACGATACTAAAACATCCTCGTCCATAGTGAACGGTGAATTTTCGGTAGAAGCAACTGGCTGTACGTCTAATTCCCACCAATCAGTTTGATCTTGTAATCCGTCAATTTGCCAAAGAATAAATTCGCTAGGATCTGCTTTAGCTGATATTCTAACGTGTCCTTTTATAATAGCCGGGTTAGATGCAATAGTTAATAAAAAGTTTGATATATCGATACCAGTTACACCAAAGTCATGTATTGACATAATAGTAGCAGTATTCTGAGTTGCATTATTTACAGCAACATAACTAAATCCTGGATTCTGAACCGAGGTAGATGTATTAAATTCATAATCAAATGTTGCTCCACCAAACCCACCATCAGTACCAGAAGTACCTTGTGTACCACCTAAGCCTTGTGTACCTTGGGCTCCCTGTGCACCAGAACCTGTAGTACCTTGAACACCGAAACCTTGGGTTCCTTGAATTCCAAATTGCCCAGAAATTCCTTGTGTTCCTAATAAACCTTGAACACCTTGGACACCTTGTAAACCAAATCCGTCATTTCCTTGAACACCTTGTGTTCCTAATAAACCTTGAACACCTTGGACACCTTGTAAACCAAATCCGTCATTTCCTTGAGTTCCTTGTAAGCCTTGTGTTCCAGTTGTACCTTGTGCTCCAGATAGACCTGCAGATGAAGGTGCTATTGATTGCCAAATAGTACCATTATATTGTAATATGTCAGATGATGAAGCACCACCGGATGAAACGTCAGATAACATATCCAATGTTGGTGCCCCACTATTCAGTGTTGCTAAATCAACATTTCCTGAATCAAAGTTATAATTAATATTCTTATTAGCAGTGTCAGTAGCAACACTTAAGGCATTACCTAATGCTACATCTGAATTGGATGAACTAAAACCTCTAAACTCTAAAGTAGTTCCATTCATTCCACCAAAAACGTTTTGTCCACCTATACCTATATTAGTACCTTGGTTTATTTCTCCACCGGCAGATGTATTAATAAGTTTAACGGCATTAACTGTGGTATCATATTGTAATTGGACGCCATCTCCTGCAATTAATCTAAAGGTATCATTTGCTATTGTAGAATTTAATAATACATCATTAGCAGCTCCTAGGCTAGGTGTGACTCCAGTATAATTAACAATAATCTTACCATAACTATTTGATGCTCCTACTGTAACATCTCCGGTTCCAATACCACCAATGACATCCCATTCACTAGTTACAAATGTACCTTGTGTAGTTCTTTTATTTGCTCTCCACCAAACTAAAGTTTCTGTTACTATACTAGTACTTCCGGTAGGATCAGTTACTTCTACTGGGTGATATATGATATGCCCTGTGTTATATGTTCTATTGTCTACCCAAGGGTTAGCTACCGCTTTAAAGTTTTCATCTACCTCACCATTAAAAAGTTCTCTTTTAACTTCATTTCTATAGATGATGTATTCTGTCAGATTGAATGCCATTTATACTAGTCTTTTTTTATTTATTCAGGAGGTTCATTAATAATGTTAACAT